CATACGCAGCAAATGTTGATGGTATCGTTTGAAACAGTCCTTGCGATGGATGACCTTGTATTGCATTAATGTCCCATAGATTTATTGCGCCTGGATTCCCACCACTTTCATGTAATGCTATTTGAGCAAGAGGATTTGCCCACGAAGCCGGAACACCAGTGAGCCCCATTGCGCTTGCTATCCAGCTCGCAAGATTGCCAGGCACATTGATGTTTTGCGCTCCGAAAGAGAATTTTGGCAATATCGAGTCTACCCACGACAATGCCCAATCCTTGACCTTATCAAAAATGCCAGTTGCGAGGTTCGTCATTGGGCCGAGATTTGGAGCTTGGATATGCAACGTATTGACCACGTTATCTAGCAAGCTCTTAGCGCCTCCCGATATCCATCCAGCTATCGAGCCCACGATATCTCCAATGCCACCAGCGTAACCTGGTACCTTGCCACCGAACATTGAGAGCAGCATGCTTGTCAGATCGTGAGGTACCACCGTTGTCCCCGCTGGCAAGAAAGCGAGTTCTGGCCCTTTTTCGCCGACAATAGCAGGGCCACCGGGGTGTCCACTTGCCGGTGTACCCGTCGCATAATGCGGTATCCTCGCTAAATGTGCTATGGGTATTGTTCCCTTTGTTCCCAAAGCTTTAGCGATGTCGTCAAGGCCTTGCCCGAAGAAATTAATGAATGACTCTACTGAGCTTATACCATTATTTAATTGATCTATTATCAGATTTATCAATCCTTTAAAGATATTTGCCGTTCCTGTCTTCAATGCATTAAATTTATCCATAACAACGTTTTTTAGCCATTCAGCACCATCTACAACTTTTTGCCATTGATCATGAAACCAGCCTCCAAGAGGTGCGAATGTCGTCGTTACCTTTGTCCAAGCTTCACTTATTTTGCTTCCAATGAGATTTTTCAGCCATTCAGCACCACTTACAACTTCATTCCACTTATCATGGAACCAGCCTCCAATAGGCGCAAATGTTGTTGTTACCTTTGTCCAAGCCTGGTTTATTTTGTCGCCTATGATGTTTTTGAACCATTCTAAACCATTTGAAACTTCTACCCATCGATCATGAAACCAGTTGCCAAGAAACTGAAAAGCTCCAACAACTTTATCCCAAGCTTGATGCATTTTATCGCCGAGCATGCCCACAAATCCCGCCGTTGCCGTTGTAACCTCATCCCATTTGCCCTTGAAGTACGCACCGATCTTATCAAAAATTGCGTGCACTATGCGCCCGATAGTCTCGAAAACCGCACCAATATAGTCAACAACTGGTTTTATGGGTGCATAGATTTCTGCGAATTTTTGCCCGAACCACTTGCCAATACCAGCAAAAACATTTTGAATATCATGCCACCTGTCTTGAAACCATTGCCCTATCGAGCCGAATGCTGAAGCTATGCCATTTTTTGCTTCTGTAAATCTATCAGAGAACCATTTTCCTATACCGCCGAAAAAGTTTTTTACACTGCTAAGCATGTCAGAAAACCAGTTATTAGACTGATCATGCATTTCCTTGGCATGCCCTACCACATCATTTTTCATCTTATTTGCGCTTTGGGCTGCATTAAGATGCATTTCTTCCATATGAGCAGTGGTATTGATTTTCATCTCCAGTGCTTTTTTCTGCACTGGATCAGAGGTGTTATTCATCTGATTGATAAGGTCTTGGCGCATCTGGTCCAGGTGTTGAGCCGCTTGTGTGTGCATGGCCGCCGTCTGCTCAAGCGTCTTGACCTTCATATCAGTGGCTTTTTGCTGAGCACCGTCTTTCATCCCCCCGAAGGACTCAAGAACCTTTCTTGCCATGTCACCCGCTGGACCTGGGATATTCGCCATGGCTTCCAACATAGGTCGGAAAGCCCCTACCATGGTCTCTATGCCACCCTTGACCCACGTCTGTATTCCATCCCACACACCTTTAAGCATGTCTTTCATGTCAGTCCAAGCTTGCCCCCAATTGCCCGACATGATGTCTAAGCCCATTTTGACCACACCAGACACCAAAGCCCACGCTACCTTGACGATACCTACCACCTCGTCCCAAACGCCGCGCAAGACACCGGATATCGTCGGCCAGGTCATAGACCAGCCTTTGAGGAAATTTTCAACAAGCGGAATAAGACTTTGTATCCATTGGTTCACAATAGGCTCTACACGGGTTTCTATGCCTATTGCAAAGTCTGTTATTGCTTTTGCTGCATCTACGACATAAGGCGTGATAAACTTTATGCCATCTGCTACTTGCCCCGCCAGAATACCAGCAAAACGCACGACAGGCGGTATAATACGTTCCATAACATCTATAAATACTTTTAAGCGTTGTTCAATAAGTTCATTGAGAAAACCGTGTATCTGTATAATTGCTGGTAATGCATTGTTGAGAATGGCGTTTGCAAGAGCTGTGAAGCCAGGCATAGCGTCTTTTATGGCAGGTGCGAGAGTTGAGTTAAACCACTCTCCTACCTGTTTTGCTTCATCGCCTATGAATTTGAGGGCTTGTTGAAATTGGCCGCTTAGAAGACCTGCTATGCGCTTGATGCTATCAGTAAATGGTGTTACATCAATGTCCCCTAAAAACTGCTCAAGATGATGAAGACTTTCACCAGTATTCCAAAACCAATCACTGAGGTGTCGTATGGCTTCAGCGACACCGTTAGTTATGCCACTTGTTTGTGAAAGAGGCGTGAAAAGCTTTTGAAAAATGGACTCCCCTAAGCGCTCGACAATGATAACGACACCACCGAGCTCATCACCAAAATGCTTGAAATTCGCAACAAATCCTAAAATACCCGCGCTCTGGACAGCATTCCCGAAGCCCTTTACACCATCGATAACCCTGCTTACAGCACCCCCGATCGATCCGAACGCATTCGCGATGGCTTGTCCGGCCCCTGTTGCGAAATTCTGGAATGCTGGCGAGGAAACGAGGTTACCTAGCACGGTCAAACCTTGTTTTGCAGCGTCAAACAGAGGGCTTGTGAAGGATGCTAGCGCCTGCTCCGCATTGTCCTTGAGAGTCGAGAGGAGGCCATTGAAGGTCTTGCCTTGCTGTACCATCGCGTCTCCGCCGAACTTGCCCATGGATTGCACAAGAAGCTCAATCTTATCCTTGCCGAGCTGACCTTTAGAGATCATATCTTGCAAAGAGGCAACGGGGACGTGCATCGCGTCTGCCAGGATTTGGAAAGCTGGGATATTGCGCTCTGATAGTTGCAACATCTCCTCAGTGGTGACCTTGCCTTTAACGCCCATTTGCTGAATGATTTGGGTTACCTCGTCGAGCGCGGTCCCATCGCCGCCGACTTTAGATACAGCTGCGCCAATGTTGCCTATCCATGATGTGAGGTCCTTGGCTTGCACTTTCATATTGAGGAGGGCAAGAGCCGCTTTGTTGACTTCAGGGGCTTCAAAAGGTGTTACAGCGCTAAATTTCTTGAGGTCTGCGAGGGTTGCTGTGAGGTCTTTAGCGTCTGGTATGAAGGCCTGGAAAGAGACACGAACTTGCTCCATATCAGCGTTAGCGCCGAGCAGGAATTTCCCGACGCCTATCGCTGTTTGCCATGCCATTTGAGCCCCATTGAGGGCTAGTCCCGCTTTACCAAAGAAATCGACAATTCCCCCTGCAGCATTCTTAAATCCCGATAGGAGACCACCAGATGATTGTTGAGATTTTTCTCCAAATTCAGTAGCCTCATTGCTAGCCAGTTGAAACTTCTCCCCTAAGCTTCCTAATGCGCCTTTCACGCTATCAAGAGCACGCGAGAAAAGCGATGTCTCAGCGGAGTCTTGCTCCATAGCCTCAGAAAGCCTTGCTGCTTCAGTCTGGACTTTCTGCATAGCAATGCCAGCGGCGTTTTCAGCTATGCCGACTTTTGACGCAGCTTCAGCGGCTTTTGCTTGCGCCACGGCGATTTGCTCAGCGCTTGCCTTGCCATTGGAGATCATGGTGTTGGCTTTAGCTTGCGCCTCTGCTGCTCTCGTTTCAGCAGTGGTAAGTTTTGCAGCAGCCTCTGCAGCCTTGCTTTGCAAAGTCGTGAATTTATCGATGTTAAGTCCGGAATCTTTGGCGCGTGATCCCAGGTCTTGAAAGCTACTTTGAGCATTTTTAATTTGATTGGAGAGCTGAGAACCTAGTGAGTTGCCAACGATTTTCGCAGCATTTTGGAGCTTATCGAAGTTATCTTGTAGTTTTTGCGAGTTGTCGGCCATGTTGAGGAGGATAGTTTTTGATTGGTCAGCACCTTCTATGGCAACTTTGCCTATGAGCTGGGCCGCTGTAACCATAGTAACTACCTCCTTTCTGTTGATTGAACCGTAAATCTTCGTTTTTCCGAAGCATATCTTTTCTAGCCAATCGCAGGAAAGCTCTCCAGAGGAGTCTTGACGATAGATTGCTTTTCATCTGTCCTGCATCATAACTTTTCCAGACAGTATTGAACTGTTTTTCTCAAACTTTGTGATGACCAAACAAAAGCAAAACACGTCACTTTCTGAACCATAACCGTTCATATTGTGTTGTCAGCGCTCTTCAGAAGCGGCCTCATGCCTGAACCATAATTTTTCGTATTGTGGCGTAAAAGACCGTTTTTATGGTCTCTCAGGCCGTGAGAATAAGAACACTGCTGCTTGGAAAAGTTATGATGCAAAAGAGTGTCTGTTCTACCTTTGCAGTGTCTTGCTGCCCTGAAAAGATATTCTTCAAACTGAAAAAGAATTGCTTCAATCAACACTTTCACTCATTGATGCTTTGCTTTCTCTGCTCTTGCGTAGCTTTCTCTATCAAGTATTTTTAATGCGCGGTCTTGCCACCATACACTTTGTGCCGCTAATTCCCACGGTGGACAATGACACCGCTCCGAAGCTATCCATAAAGGATAATCAGAAGGACAGTAGCCAACACGCCCATCTGTTGCCAGCCAGCGCCCTAGAGCAATCATCTCGTCGTCTAGGGCTTGTCCCCTTCCGGGCGGACATGATTTGCCACCTCTATCAAAGCAGTGAGTTTAAGCGATACGGGAAGGTTGGCAAGACGCACCGGATCAAGCGGGTACATCTTCGTTTGCTTTATATCCTCGTAAATGTCCCATTTTTGCAGAAGAGACACTAGCATCTCATTTACCGCTTTAAGCGTATCTTCCGTAGTTTCAGTGCCAGAACGTGCAAAGTTCATGATCTTTGCATACACGCTGTCTGTTATCTTACCTGGACAGTAGTGAACTGTTATATCTTCACCTTCATACTTGAAAGTGACTGGTACTGTATTGTTAATAAGTTGTTCGTAGGATAAAGGCATAAAGCTCCTAAAGTGCTGTTAAAATGTTGGTAAGCGTCACTTGATGTGAGTGACCTCCTACCAAATCTTCAAAAATTCCACAATCCCACTCAATCATGTAGATCCCATCGGAATCGCCCCATTCGCTTGGTTGTCCGATTTTGATCGCCATATCATGCCAGAAAACGTTGTAGATCTGCGTTTGGCCTATGGTGACTGAAGGTGATGTTCCACCTGTAAGACCAGCGCCACTACCTGTAAACGCCGTAAGATCCTTGGCAAGCGCACCAGCCAGCGTTATTGTGTAAGGACCGCCTGCGGAACCTGATACGGTTGCATTGCCAGGACCAACAGTAGAGAGCGCTTGCACAGCAGTTTGCACAGCAGAAGACGCTGCATTGTACGCAATACCTGACGTTGTTTGGCCTTTATACGTCAATGTGAACGTACCGCCTGTAGGCCCGCCTGTAAGCGTTACCGTTTGAGTATTGTCGATTACATCGCCTACTGTCTCGACTCGTAAGAACCGCGTATCACCTTTGCGCATGTTGGCAAGTGGCCCCATGCCAATAGCATCAGCAGTTGCACTAAATTTCACGCTTGCGTTCGGCTTGAGATCAACATGAGCAGAGAAGCTTGAATTAGCTCTATTGGCATACCAAGCGGGGCCGTAGATACCATCCATGCTAAATTCTGCGGATAATGCTTTTGTGAGCTGTGTCTGTCCGATAGTAGCCCACGAGCTATCAAGGTAGAGGTTGAATTGCTGGCCAGTGATAGGGATCAAAGGTATCGGCGTCGGGCTAGAGGTCATCGTGATACCATCGGTTGCACTTTGCGCTAGCACGCTACCAGAACAAGAGGCATCGGTCTTTCGAGAAAGCTTGTAGCCTATCTTTGTGATAAGCCCGTAAGCGAACTTTTGCGCTCTTGTAGCGTTCTCACCTTGTTCAAATGAGTACGTCTGAGGCTGCCTAGATCCACTGAGGATTGCATCAAGTATCCAGTCCTTTGCAGTAGCGCTAGATCCGTGTGCAACTGGCGTAGGAATACCAAGAGCCCCCGCAAATAAATAGAGTAGCCCATTGTAGTCCATCGATCCATCATAAGAGCCTTCAGTCCATTCTGCATTCAACTGTTGAACAGCGTCATATTTGCGACCCGTACCCGCTGTCTTCTTAAAGTCTCCTTTGATTCCGAACTTAAATGCGACACAATCCAAGCGTTTTGACGCTGGTAACGCTACCCCTGGTATTACCTCTGGAACGAGTTGCAAAGTCTGGTTGACTGTCGACCGCTCTGGAGCCCATGTCATAGTCTTTTGCCTCCTATTCTAGACTGACTTTTTCTGGTTTTTAATGCGGTATGTTCCGCCCATGTGCGTGTGTTGCACACCTGCTGTACTATCCTGATAAAGCAAGATACCTTCTCTTTTGCAATTCAATATATGACCACCAGTAACGTCAATATGCTTTAGTCCTTCATCGCCTCCTAATGTGTCATCAATCTGTGAAGCAAGAGCAACAACCGCATCGGGATCACTGTCAGGACCTACTGCTTTTACAGCATATAAAGCATCGACAAAGGCCCGCTTATTGGCATACCAGATGTCTATGCCGCTCTGAAATTGCACAATGGTACATGGGAATGCAGTGCCAACACGGGCCGCGCCGATCTGTACACCACCTGGACTCTTGCTCATGAGGGCAGAGTCATTCCGCAATCTTTGCAAGAAAAAGCTCAAACCGCTTGCTCCCTCATGAACACTCATTGCATCCCCTTACTTTGCAGCCTCTTCTAATGCTCTAACAACGTAGTATTGCATGTTCTTTTCAAAGTCTCCTCTTGTGTTGTCGAGACCTTGATCAAAGAATGGTCTAGCTGGGATATAGACCGTGCCTTTGTCCTGGTAAATGCTGTATTCTGCTGCTGCTGCTACATTTGCCTCTGTTGAGCTATCAGGTTTTGGTATTTCAGGTAAGGAATGCTCATCAGCGTGATAGGTGCTACTTCGTTGCGATGTGCGATAGATGGTATCTCTCATTTCGCCGCTATCGACTTGTCCGTTAGCTTCGATTTTTCGCTGAATATTGACTACAGCAGTTTCAGCGGTAGCATCTACACATTGCTCACAGCCATTTTGAAGCGCGGTTGCGATGTTTGCCCAATGGTTCATGTGACCACCTCAGACGCGATGAAATTTAGTGATACAGCAAAAGACTCTGGTGAAAGAGCAATCTGTACCTTCATTTCCTGGCTTTGCGGAATAAGGCGACTAGTGACCTCAAGAATGTCCCCGATCTGAATATCAGTTCCAAGAGGAACAGAGATAGGCCACGATGCTAAGTTACCAAGTCGATCGGCGTATGTTTGAAGCAAATGAGACGACGCGCCAGCGCCAGGATCTCCAACGAGACACGGCGACTCTCCAATAACCACGGGGTCATCTTTTTGTCCATATGGCACATCAGTGGTCACGTTGCGCTTTATGATGCAAGAGTCTGGCATACCATACTTTTTGTACAGCTTCCCAAACTTTTGCAGTTGAGCATCACTAAAGAGCGGCATGTCAGAACTCCGATGTCATACTAGGCTCAAGAAAGTCAAGGTTGTAACTACCAGTTTCAAAGCTAGCAGAGCCGCCTATGATAAGCCCATATTGCGCTAACTCAGCAGAGGCTTGCGCTTTCAGCTTTTGCACCATATCGAACACTTGTGAAAGCTTCGCATCTGCAGCACCTCCGCCGACTTTTGCATCAAATTGCGGTGAGGCAAGCGTTGCAAAGCGGTCAAGAGCGTAGTAGTTGAGCAAGGCAAGAAACTTTAGCACATCAGCGTCGGCAACATCAGCAGTTTGGAGATCCGCTTCAGCAACTTTCAATTGACGCAAAGACATGTCGGTAGTCCAAGCGTACGCCGAATCAATTTGTGTTGATGTGAACTCGGCGTATACTGATAGCTCTCTGAACTTCTCGACAAGCCAAGCTTTTGCTGATGTTCTATCCACTGCTACTCCTTAATGGTGTCTCCATTCGCGTCAACATAGCGATCCCCTACCAGATACCGACCGCCTTTGACTGTTTCGTCAAGCTTCACGTCTGGTTCTGGAGTGGTTTCAGCGACCTTTGGACCTAGAAGAGACGCTAAGGCAGTAGCAATGCTTTGCGACAAATCAGGAGTTGCGTTCTCAGCTTCATCCTTGCCTTGATTTGCGTTCTCATCATCCTTCTTTGACATCTATTTCACCTCATAGTATGAACTAGGCTACATTCCATTCAGCAGGTGGTGTGTAACTTCCGCCGCCAAAGTAGAGACATGCACCATTTGTCCGTTCATTCACAGCCATACCGTATTCACGTTCCATGAATGTAGCTTCCAATGGATAGAGCGGAATTTGAGCAGCGATACGAAGATTTCCGCGTTGAGCATTGCGTGTTCGTAGCCATATCGGCTTTGGAGCTGACTTATTGAAAGCGAATAGATAGTTGCTGGGAATCCATGGTTTTGTCCATACTTCAGCAGCGCCAAAGATACCTATGCGCCTGTTGTAGGTATTGAAGATGTCCAAGCGGAATTGTAGCGCCTGGTCTGCTGTGATAGTCGGCGTGATACGCGGGTCAACATAGCCTTTAAAGCCTGTTAAAGCTGTGAAGGTATCCTCATCGGTAGGACTGATGTAAACCACCATCTCGCCTTCAGTATAATGCTCTTTGACGGTGTTGATGGCAGATTTTGCAACGTTTGCAGTTAACCCTGAGTTTGCCAAGAAATGAGTATGAGTAGCAGGGTCAAATGTGTTGCCATATTGATCAGGAGGGATGACCGTACTATCAGCATTGAGGAATGTGCGTATTTGGAGAGGATAGAAGTCCTCAAGGCGATCTGTGTAGGTAAGATTGTTCGTCGGATTGAAGACCGTTCTACGCAATGTGTTGAGTCTATCGCGTCTATCGGCGTCTACAGCGGCATTGACAACCTTGTCCAAGTCCCCTAAGCTCTTTGTCTCCATGAAGAGCTGAGTAACCTGGTAAGCAACCTGACTCAAGTAGATTGGATATCCCATGGCAACTGGAGAGACTGCCATTTTCTGTGCATCAGGACGTGAGTATTGGTCACCGCGCTGCATTTGCACGCTATCATAGCCGCCCCATGTTGACTGACGTGCATTTGTTGGCAGAACTAACTCTGACTCAAGGTCATCCCATAGCTTATTATGAGCATCGATGTATGCTTTGATGATGTTGTAGAGCGTCTGAGGATCATATTTACTGATCTTCTGATCTTCTGCTGTTTGCAGTGCTCCTAGGGTATCTGAAAGCGATAATGTACCGAAAGCCATCTAAGCTATCTCCTTTCTGGCTTATAGCCTAGTAGCTCTTTCTCAACCAGATGCGTTTTCCATCTGGGAGGATTCTTCCAATCGAGACAGTTCCACCCGTTGTTGCAGCGGTATCCAGTGCACCAGCGGTTGCAGCAAGATATACAAGTCCTGGTGTGAGTCCGGTCCCATAGTTGAGGTTGACATTCCAGTAGAGGGAGAGATATTCCCCAGCGGGGCAATCTTCTAAAGCAAAACCGTCAACAATAGCAGCTTCATTAGCCGCTGTGCCGTTCGATCGGTAAACTTTTCCGTCTGATGCCTTCCAGTAGCAAGCGTCTCCCTGTGCGATGGCTTCCCCCGCTAGCAGACTTGAAAGACTGCTCGTTGTCGGAGGCACAGCAGTGCTAAGAGTAGGCTTGCCATTCTTTGTTATAACAGCCAAAATGCAACTCCTTCCCCGCTTGTAAAGAGCGGTCAAAAAGAGATTTTATTCTTTTTCAGTTAACACAGGATAGCTTAGTATTTCCCTGTGTTTCGCAGTTGTTTCTCAAAGTGCGCTTGAAGATCATCCGGTGTTTTCGCTGATGGCTTTGGCCCCGGCGCATTCCCGGGTTTTGTTGGTGCCTTCTCATTGAGCTTATCAACGAACGCTTGAAGCTTTTGAACTTGCGCATACCTCGACTCAATAGGCGTGTCATCGGGTGGCAGTAAGTCCTTGACCTCTTGAGGCCAGCCCTTTGTCTGCTCTTTGAGTTGATCAGCGATAACCGATGAGAGAGCGGTGTAGCTTTCTTGTACTGGCTTTAACTGCTGTACTTCAGCTCCATACTTCTCAGCAAGCTCTTTGAATTGGTTTTGTTCACGAAGTTGCGCTTCTTTTTTTGCGCTTTCTTCAGCTTCTTTCGCTTGTGCTGCTTGCTCTTGCTCTTTTTGCTTTGCACGGTATTTTTTGTTGTCAGCAAGAAACTCAGCATTTTTCGCTTGAAGCTCTGCTAGTTGCTTTTGCAACTCCTCAATGGAAGGTGTCGATGTAGAACTCTGATCTCCATGAGATCCGGAGGTAGCCCCATGGGCTGGAGGTGTACCGTTTCCGCCCCCTTGGGATGGATCGGTGTTTTGCGGTGGTATGTTCATATGGTACATGACCTTTCTATAAATTGTCAAGATTATCCTTGCAAAGGTTTTCGCAAAGGATTCATTATTCCACCATGACTTATTGTTTTCACAACAGCATTTGTTAATTTGTCGCTTACATACTGTTCTATGATAGGCATGATGTGGTCTACTTCGTCTCTATCAGACTGCTTTTCACGCTCTGATAAATCACTATAAGGCGTATCGGCTTGTCTGAACCATCTCAATGCCAAATCAGCAGGAATTGTCACAGAACCATCACCATGCGCATCACTCTTGCTAAACAAATATTGCATCCACCGCGCCCACGACGCATGCTCTTTATCTGCTAGCAGCTCTATTAATTCTTCTTTAGTCATCAATATCCTTTCTATAGATGAGGATCTTCCTTTTCAAGCATCCCTTTCAATGTCTTTTCGGATTGCCACTTTTCCTCTTCAAAAAGCTCATTGATAGCTTTCACAAGATTATCCCAGGCAAAGCGATGAATAAGGACCTGATTCGCTCGAGTATCAGTGATCATGATCAACAGCCCACTTTTTGTTAGGTTTGCTTCCGTTAGCTCACAGAGGCTCCCATCGGGGTATCTTGCCTCAACGACTGTCATATCAATACCCACCCTTACCTTTCATCGGCTTAGCCTTGATTTTCTTTGTTTTCTTGCTCATTGGTGTCCTTTCTCAGTGCTGCTATAGCATCTGATAGCGTTCTATAATCAAGCAATACTGCTTGCCAGATTTGCTTCTCATTGTCATTTTTGTACCCTTTGCTACTTATGGTACCATCAGGATCGGCAAAATTGAGAGACATTCCAAGATTATTCATGCAGTGATCTACATAGTCGATAGATCCGTACCTCGGTTCTTGAGGAATGTCATCGTCATCTTCATTATCCATAACCTTCTCTCGCTTTCTCCCAGTATCAGAGCGTTTCTTTCGCCACGTGCCGTCTTTGTTGCGTTTGCGTGGTCTCTTGCGCACTAATGGCCCTCTGTGCATTATTCAGACTGTCTCTCAACTTCTTCTTGCACGGCTTTGAAATAGCATGACTGGCAATAGTAGTCTACGCCTTGTATACCGTCTGTTTCTGTATCGCAAAGGCGCTGTCCAAGCACTATCACCGCTAAAGCCCCGCATGGACATTCAAGTCTGCCACCGCGTCGCAGCATGAGGAGGACTGGTTGCCATTTGCTGTTAGCCATGGTGTCTTCAATCATTCATTCATCCCCTCTGCTCTCTTGTCGCTCTCAATTGATCGCTATGGATACCAGCACGCTTTGTTGCCTCTTCAGTGACTACACTAGCGACATCACCGCGTAAGGACTCATGAGGCAATTTAAAATCATATGCAGACATAACATCTTTCGTATATTTAAAGCCTTCTAGAGAAACATATGATGGATCTATGCCACTTCCTAGCAGATTTAACATAAAGTCCTTGGTACGCACAACGAGTATTTCAAGATTAATGCCGTATTTTTCAAAACCTCCGTTTGTTTCCACAGGTTCATATAGCTCATGAAAAGCATCATCATCAAGTCTCTGATGGCTGCCTTCGCTGTCTGTGATAATCCAGTCATTCGCACATACATCTTGCCATCCCACCGGAGTCGGAGCATTAACATAGCCAAAACTCATATCCCTTGCTTTCCACTTAGACCTTTCTTCAATGCTACCCCATGGCTTCATACCTTCCGGAATCCGTGCGCCCGGTATGAACTGCTCTGCTTTCACAATATTTTCAGGGGATTGCTTATATCGATATTCCTTAGCCATACATTATCCTTTCTGTCCTATCGCTTGCTTATTGCCATTTTGCATATCTTGTTGCTGGTTATTGTCATTCTGTTGATTATTAGCGTTTTGCGCTATGGCTTTTTGCTGTTGCTCGAATTTCTGTTGTGCTGCTGCGTCCTCCTTTTGCTTGGCTTCAGTAAGCTTTTGCAGCTCTTGCTCTGTCCATCCTTCGCTTTCTAAGACAAACTCAAGAGGTACACCAGCTTTTGCTGCTGCTTGGACACCAGTCCAGATCGCCTGGTTTTCCATCGCTCTTTCTAGCTTTGTCGGAGTGAGCAGAGGTCTTGGCATGATGGACATATCAAGATTTCCCGCCTGGTAAGAGTCGAGATTGAACGGCAGAAACTTTTGCTGTTGTCGATCTTGACGCGCCCATCCACCTGCTCTCTCGTTAGCCCTAAAGCCAGCGATAGCCGTTGCCATTTGAAAGAGCGCAATGTTCCCCCTGTCAAAGATCGCCTGTGCTTTCATGACACGAACCTCAACATCGCCGACGAGCCTCGCAGCCGCTGGACCGGTAACCTGCGACATGGCACGGAGCTCTTTGTAGAGCGTCAATTCGGGATGATCATTCTCAATTTCAACGACAAGGCGATCCATGTGTACTGCGGCTTGCGCAAGGTCAATGAGGTCACCAGCCAAAGACTCGACTTTGCCATTCATCGGGCCTTTCATGATCTTGAGCTCCTCTTGATCGCTAGTAGGCATTTCTGTATCCGGCGCTGGCTTATTGCCAAAATTCCCGCCCATGTTGCCTTGTGACCACAAGATAATAGGAGCTCTCACCACTTTGCGAACCTGATCATGGATAAGCGATGCAAGGCCATTGAGCTCATCGATTTTGCTCATTGAGCCTGCGATGGCAGGGGAACCACGATCCCCACCAGTGTCGTTGAACTTAATCCAGACGGCAGGCGTGAAACCATACGGATTTTCGAGTACAGCACTGCCATAGTCGTATGCATACGGCTCGTCATCCTTGAAATATTGGAAATATTGATCATCAACGATTTTCTTGAAGCGGTAAAAACCGCCCTCGTCCTCGTCGTATGCTCCGTACTCCAATGTATAACTCTTCACGTTGCCAGCGTGGTCTAAGTCCATATCGCACACATAGCCAGGCCACGGGATTTCAAAGCACACCTTGCCCCTATCGATATCATCTACAATTTCCACCATGACATCACCTAGAGCGCCTCCATAGGTGACTTCCACATCTTTGCGCTGTTGCCAATTGTTCCACTGCCAAAGTTGCGCTATCGCTGTTTTGAGTTGAGGTGATGTATCTTCTGAGAACGGTATAGCGCTCTGCATTCCGTCTGGCAAGTCTTCGCCGTCTTCAGAGAGCACGCCAGGGTACACAGCGCCAGGGTAGAAGTCAACGAGCCGCCGTGTGGGGTTGTAGATAGGCCTGATAGTCTTTGGGAGTCGATAATGGGAGATATAGGCACGCCACGAACGCGTTGACCAGCCAGTGGTACTCCATGCATTCAACAGGCGCGTTGTCTCTTCAAAGACACTACCATTGTAGTATGACCACAGCAGCATGTATTCCATCTCACGCTGATAATAATTCTGCTGTATGTAGTCGTATGCTGGTTCTTCATAGATACGACGAAACGCTTGAAATGCATTCCATGTTCCTTGAAGGTTTCCCCACACTGATTGCATTGAGTCTAATATCCCCATTGTCAGCTCCATATGTGTTGATTGATAGCGCTCGTCGTTGCCTCGTCCAAGACCTGGATACCTTGCATTTGTGTGGCAAACCAAACGAGCCCTAAACTAATTACACAGTCATCATGTGCCCCTTGTGGGGCTTCGTAAATAATATTCCTGCTAGGGCTAATTTTATACTCAAATTGCCTTAATTCATTAACTACTACTGGTATATCTGGCATAGTAAACGCTCTATCTTGAATACCTAGTTGCAATGTTTCAATCAATATTTTCTTCGATGCATTGGTAAATACGTAGCCATCGCAATTTTCATATTTTGCTCTAAGTAACTCTAAGACCACATCACCAGCCCCCGTCGAGTCCATCAATACAAAAGCATTAAATTTCTTAGCAACTGCTACCACGCGATCCACTTGCTTTGTGTGATCCATTTGGTTGAAGCGGTCCCACCACACGACTTTTCGCGTCGTTGTGTCCATAAGAGTGAGAACACTGTAATCCTGATATTTTGCATGGTCCCACCCCAAGATATAGCTATGCCTTAGCTCTGGCTCATACTCAGGATTGAGAATGCCTTCAAGAATAGCTTCAATTCTTCTGAAGACACCCGCGCTCTCTTCCAAGAACTCTGCGTCGTACTCTTGCCTATAGGTATCCTCTGGCAACTCTTTCTTGGCTGTCTCAATCTCAGCTTTGGGGATATAGGGGTTCTGGTGAGTGCATGCGTGAAAGCTTTCCCAGTCAGGATACTCAGGATCATCACCGCGATTAAAGAGTTGAAAGAAGAGATTGCGGCCTTTGGGAGTCCCAATGAAGAGCGCTATACCGCCTGTGTCAGACAAAGCAGGTCTGATAGCATCGGTCCACATCTTCGGATCTTTGAGTGCGTCAGCGGCCTCATCGATGACCACAAAATGGTATCCATCGCCTCGCATCGCATCATAGTTCTCAGCGCTGAAGAACTGGATAACCGACCCATTAGCAAACTCGAAGCGGAGATCCGTGTCCGATTTGTAGACAATGATTGACTTGCCGGTCTTATGAAAGATTTTGCGAATGAACCGATAGACAATCTTTGACTGCCTAAACCAGGGAGCCACCCAAGCGCAATTGACATTCTTATGGCTAAGCGCAAAGCTGAGTATCTCATAGATTGCCATGAGGGTCTTACCAAATCGCCTGCCACATGCCACAACCCTAAAGCGTGCTTTGCTTTTATTGATACGCCACTGTCCCTTGTGAGGGGAAAACTTCAGTCGTATCTTTTGTTTAGGTGCAGGTCTGGTGATACTGAACATGCTCAGTAGCCAGAACAATAGAAGAGGGATCATTATCCCTCGCTTTCGTCGTCTTCCTCTGGTCTATTCCCTACCAACTCAATTTCGAACTCTACAGCACCGCCGTCTTTGCCGGTAATTTCCTTCTTCTTCACCCTTTCACCCATCTCAGCAGCTATGGCGGCTTTGTACTTATCGATAAGTGTAAAGAGTGGAGCATTGAAGTTCACCAGATCAACTCTTTCTGCAAATTCTCCTGTTCCTATCGCCTTCACATCTGGCAACCACACCTTGTCCTCGTCCTCTGTCATCTCAAGAAGTTTATTTAAAATCTTATCTAATGACTGAATACGTCTATGTTGAACTGCAAAGCCAGTACGTAAAACTATCTCGCGTTCTTGCTTTATCAATTCGTCTTGTTCCTCTAGCCAATGAGCATCGTATGCAGCAGCTCTCGCTTGCCAGTTGTACTTTTTTGCATACTCATACCAGCTCCCATGCGCTTCATCCCTCCAATTCCCCCCATTTTCCTCCAATTCCTGTTGAAAGACAGCTTGGACGGAGCGCCTGAAGCCCATGAGCAAATAAGCTCTGAAGCGGCCAAACCAGAGATCTGACTCACCTTTATCAAGCATTTGCTCCCAGGATTTGCGTTCTTCATCCATCTCACTCCCCGACTAGCTCAACTAAACTATGCTCAACAAGAAACTTCAGCGCCTTCTCTCTTGCAAGATTTGGGTTCTTATGCGGCCCAAACACCATATGCTTAGAGCATCGCTTATGATCACATGGCTTCCAACATAAATAAATTTCGATAACTTCAGCATAATCATATCCCCCACACTCACTATTGCCTGTCCACTCTAACCATTGATACATGGTAAAATGACAGTGATAGAACTCTTTAACAGCATTGCTTAAGTTATCGTCAAGATCACTTTCCCACTCCTTGCGAGTTAGACGTATAGGATGTCCGCCTAAAGAATACCCTTCAGGTCTCTGATACCTCCATGTATCTTGTCCTAGATATGGCCTAATAACGCCTGGTATCATCCTGGAAATTCCTCATCGTCGTCTTCATACTCATCGCCGACTCCAAAAGGACTAGGATCATCATAGAAGCTCTGAGGCAACGGCGGTACTTCAGCATATTCTTTGATTTCTTCCCACTCCGCTAGCGGCACATTGTTGTACTCTGGCTTTATCCACGTACGCCAGGATTTACCGCATTCAATGCAATAGCGGATAGCACAGTAGGCACCACCGGAAAGGCGATAATGCCCTTTGTGGTCGCATTGTTGCTCTGTATCACCCGGTGCTTGCGTAGGATGCTCTTGCGTCGGATTGACAGCCACATCATTCATTCATTCATTCTTTCAAAAGTGCGAAGGCCTAACATAGATCTCCCCAAATATGCCAAGCCTTCGCTGCGGATTATGGAGAAACAATTCCCTGCTACTTAACGCAAGTATAGCATAATTGCTAAGTATTTTCTATCAGTTTATGGATAACACCACTATTTGCGTAGTATTTATTGGGTAGTTTTGATGGACAATATTGAAGTGGCTTGTAGCGCGGACTGGTAAATTTTGCGCTCTCAGTGCGATTTAGGGGTATTCTATCGTGGTAGGTGTTGAATATGTTTGATGGCTTGCAAGGGCACTTCTAGGCCATCTGGTGAGGATCATAAAGATGACGAAAGCATCCCTGTAGGAGTGGGATGCTTTCTAGCGGCGCACTGCAAAGTTTATCGACTAACCAAGAACTGCAGTGATTAGTATAGCACAACAAAAAAAGCCTCGTTCTCGCTACCATACTCAGTCTTATTCGACGAGCGTCACAGCGATACTTGAGGCTATGTGCATAATTTTTAACGATGTTACTATGTCATCGGGATGCTACCACAAGTAACTCATGCCAGGCATTGCATCCAAGACCTTTGCCAGTACTCTTGTAGCTTTGGTATACGGAGCCAGTATAGCACGTCACAAGGCAACAAAAAAGCCCTAGCGAAATGCTAGAGCCTTTTGTTTGTCAGAGTTTCCCATCGAAGGTCAAAATCCCTTTGAATGTAGCAGTGTCTATACTAGCATGCAATGTCAAGACGCTATTCCCCTCTCGATTGCAAGGACTGCCTGATCAGAGCTTCTAAGCGAGCTATATCATCCTTCGTTGCCAGTGTATCTAGCTTCCGGTCAATCCCGTCAAGCCTTTCATTGGTATCTCCTTGCGCAAGCTCCAAACGCTCTGTTTTTCCGTTGAGCTCTTGCAGTCCGGCACGGTGGAATTTGGCGAGTTTCAATAGGAGCTTTTCGTTTTCTATGGCGCCGTCGCGGTCTTGCTCTAGTTTGTCGAGGCGTTGCTCTATTTTGTCTAAGCGGTCGTTGGGTTGGTTCATATTCCAAACATCTCCTCTAAAGTACTGGCATACTTATTCTCACTGCTATGACGCTGCTTCATATAATCTGCTGTGACCTTATAGTTGCTATGGCCTAGTCTTTCGCCAATCTCTGACAAACTAGCACCCGCTGCTTCCATTGTGACACTGAACGTATGCCTGGTAACGTGTACCTGGGTCACTCCTAATCTATTTTTATAGATGTCTGATATTGCTTGCATACTTATCTTTCCCATACGATTGTTATTTGAGAATGAGATGAAGATAGGCGACACTGGTCTAATATTTTCCAGTTCTTTTCCATAAACCTCTCTAAGATATTCTAGAAGCACCGCCGCAGTTTTTAGATTTATATCATCAGTCATCACCTTTGCACCTTTACACCTCCTCCAAATGATAATCATCTTATAACCAGTTATGGTTATATCCTCCCATAAAAGGTTTCTTAGCTCATTTGATCTTCTACCAGTCACAAGAGCTAAGCTAATCAAAGCCTTATCTCTTTTGCCTTCTAGCGTTGATATATCTATAGCCTTTATTTTGTCAGCTATCTCTTTTGCGTCCATATGCCTTGCTGCATGCTGAATAACTCGCTTAGGTCTTTCTACATAATCAATGGGATTATATTCACATGTACCGTGTTTGATGGCAAACTTGTAGAAACTGCTAAGTATGGCTAGTCGCTGGTTTGCTGTACTTGAGGATACTTTCTCTCTTTCTTGTGGTAGAGACGCCCATACTTGCGCATGCCTCCCTACCACTCTGGAATCACTATCTAACTTGCATCCCATTTCTTGTAAGTAAATGTTGAACTTATCAAGAGTATCCTGGTACGCTCTCTTTGTCTTATCGCTACCAGTTATGCTAAATTTTGTCGCTAACCAATTTTTTGCAACATCATAGATTGCCAGTTGAGACGGTTGATACCGCTCTATTTGCGTTGCGTGGTCTATGCTTTCATCCATCGTTCTTGCCTTTCATGCAACTGTGACTAATCAGTGTTAGACAAAGTATAAGGCAATCGAAGGATTTTTGTCAAATTTTCTGTACCATCATTTCCGCCTTTGTTCAACTCTGTTCGGTGTTGCTTTTCTCGTTCTTTGCGCTTAATACAACAATCCCACTAGTTACAAGGCTAACAACATCTTTTCTAAAGAATCGCCAGGTATTGCCGACTTTGTAGCCTTGTATTCTCCCTGAATACATTAGCATGTACATCTTGGTTCTGCCAATTCCTAGATATTCCATAGCTTCCTTCATGGTATAGAGCTTTTCATCATCCGGCACTATTTTTTCATTCATTCATTCGTCCTTCCTAAATTTTCTCAAAGAAGCAAATATAGCCTCTATAGAAGCTTCCCTAGATTTTTGCTTTCTCCGTATGATTATCAATGATACTATCATTGCTATGCTAAATGACATTCCAGCGTAACATATAATAAAGAGTATGGCGTTATTCATTCTTTCCCTCTTTTACCCTAATTGCATAATCATTGAGCATTTTCTCAGCTCTAGCAAAAATCTCCTCACGTGTTGGTTCATCTTCACTAGGACTCACAGTATAAGCCAATACAATGCTTTGCATAGCAGCAACTACAAAGTATGCTTCATTCTTGTCATGCTCATATAAGTCCGTTAAGTACTTTACAGTATTATTGAGAGAGAGCATTGTATTTTCTCGCTTTTGCGCGGATACTACCATACGCTCTATTTCACTTGGCAATTGACGTTTATCCATCTTTAATTCTCCATATCTTCATCAGGTTGTGGTAAATGCGGACTAGGAGGAATATTCATTCTCTCCTCAGCTTCTCTATCCGCTTGCTCAACACGCTTTACCCATATATCGAATATGCCATCATATACAGGCTTCGGACATTCAACATGAGATGCAACACGCTTTTTCGTGTCAAAGTTGATCTCTGTGCCTATACCGAATTTGTAGCCACAATTGTAGCATTTGCCAGGATGCTTTGACTTCATTGCAATAGGCCAATGGAAGTCTGACGGCAGCTTTCCTAGATGCTCATCAACATACTGCTCACTCTCGACAAAGTAGTAACCATAGATGTGCTGCAATATCAGCTTTATCTTGTCCTTGTCAGTCAAGGTATCCCATTTCACGATATTATCCATTGCTTTTCTCCGTTTCTTGCGCTCTCTTAATCCACTCATCAAATACACTCCGTTGCCTACCGCCGCTATAATCAGCTTTAGGGCATTCTTTATGTGATGCTACTTTCTTCGCCCTATTGAATATGATGCGAGTCCCTATATCTATTGCGTATCCACAGTTGTAGCACTTCCCCGGATACTTTGCATCCATTTCAAATTCTTCTGTGTCTTTGTTGTTATTATTCATCTTGCAATCCTTTCAACTCCAATACTCTCTCTATCTGCTCTAAAACATACCTAGATGCTCTTGCATTGCCATTCTCGTAAGCCTGTATTGTCGATGTCGCAATATTCCCTTGGAAAAACGGCTTTAAGATCTTAGATGCAAGATATTCCCTTGTCCAACCCTTTGCTATTCTTGCCTCCCTAATACGCGTCACCAGCACAATATCGCCTTGTTTTGCTATTTTTGCGCGGCCCTCGTCGGGATCTGGCGACTTTGCCTTGCTGGTATTCTCCCATTCTCCCCTGCTTTCTTCAAGGCGTGGGTACCTCTCCAAAATCGAAGCTACACACGCCTTGAGCTCCTTTGACCAGCTAGCAGGCACATCGCATCCTAGACAATGAATATGGCCCTGGCAATGTACTTTGAGGCGATATTGACACATACCGCATGCATAGATTTCGCTGGTAGCATAGGGGATATCGCCTTTGATGCACACCTTGAGTTCTCTTGCAAGACTTTCGAGCTTTCTGGTGTAGTATTCGTCGAAGGTCTCTTTGCGAGTCATTGCGTTCCCGAAGGTCTTTCCTTGGATCATTCTATCTTTCCTCTCATATATTGCGGTAGAAATCGCTGTACTGCTTCTGCTCTTTTCATAGCTTCATCGGTACCACGTACATCTACCATGTCTCCTACTTTCTTTTGCTCATCTTTGGTTAATCGTCGCCTAATATGATAATACGTCCCTGTCCACTCTATCCATTCTCCGAGTGCTTTGCTTCCTACGCCTTGTAGAGCGTCTTGCGCTGCTCTTTGCAAGAACTGTTCATTAGGCACATATCCGGGTGCCATTGCCGCTGATGAGTGCCAAACTGGCCCTCCATATTTTTGTTCAATTCACTCATAGCCGCTGTTCACAGTGACAACTATGGTATACATCCCCTTCTTTTGCCCAAAGCGTGGATGCGCTGTTTCTATTGCCAAGCGACAATGATGCTTTATCGCTCTTTGCTGATATTCGTTCACTGATTGTCTCCATTTCTCAACAATCGCTGAGAGCCTCAACAGAGGCCCGAGATTTCTTAAACGTCCATTCCTATCGTCTCGGCTCTACAATGCCCCTCCTTGACGATCTGGTGACGATTTTGGGGCATTGTAGAGACTTTGATCATCTTAACATCAATGTGCTGGATACTGAACACCCGACGACGCAACGGCACACTGGGTACCCACGAAGACCGTGCCGCCCTTGGCAACGTCGCCTTGTATCGTCTTTGCAGCCCGCTCTAGCCGCGCTTTGATCTCATTGATAGCCACCGTGACCTCATCGCGTGTCGCTGTTTCAAAAGCGTGCTGAGAGACAAATTCAATCTTGCCAGCCTGGCAACGGGTACCGTAGGTTGTCGGCACTCGCAACGACACCAGAAAGCGCGGTGCCCATTTTGAGATGAGGATGAGTCCAGCGTCGGTAACGAGGGCTTCAAGTTCTGATATGGTCACGATGCATCCTCCCATAAACCCAGCTGGCGATGTTGAGCCTTGCCATTGAGCCACAAAACCTCTACATGCTTTTTGCCTTTCTCGCCGGCAACAGCCATCTCGACCCGCTGCCAGGTGGCAAGCCTCTCATCATACAGAGGGCACGCATAGCCAGAAAGAACAACGGGCCCTTGATGCTTATCAAGTAGCTCTAATAGCTCAATATGATCATTGTCTGTCATTTCGTGCAAGTAGTATTTTCTATTGCGTGTCGATAGCGGATAGGGAGGATCGACAAAAAGCAGGCAATCAGGGGAATTGTAGGATTTGATAATCTCCAATGCTGGTCGGTTCCTAATCTCTGCCATCTTCAAGCGATCAATAGCTGCTAGGATACGGACCGGAAGCTTATTCCACAGCGTATTGGTGCTAGCGTCGCCTTTAACGCCTTTATGTCGCCATCCACTAACATGGTTGAGAGTACCGCCGTGCGACTGCCAAAGTCTGACCAGGAAACGCCGTGCCTGCTCTAGCTCATCACCAGTGGCATAATCCTTCCCAGCAGTCTGATATTCCTCTTCAGACCACGGCGTGAGATAGACAGCGCTGGCCAGTTCCTCCCCGCGATCTCTAGCCACTCGAAAGAGATTGACGACGGAGCCGCTAAGATCATTGAGGACCTCGTGCCCAGCTGGTTTTTTCTGAAAGAACACCGCAGCAGAACCCATATAGGGCTCAACATACATTTTGTGCTCTGGAAAATGCGAAATGATCCAAGGTGCTAATGACCATTTTGAGCCAGGATATTTTAATATTGGCTCCATTATGCTTTATCCTCCATTGTCTCTTCAAGCTCTTTGAGCATTATCACTCTTTCGATCTGCGCAATACGTTTACTGATAGCTTTATCAGCATAAGCACGCCAGAACCATACACCACTTCCTATTACAAGAGCACTATTTACCTCTATCTCACGATATCCGCATTTCTCGCCTAGTTTCATCACTTGGAACGCTAGAGGGCTTTGTGCCTCTTGTTGCTCTTGCTTTGGCTTTAGCTTTGCAGCTTGCTCTAGCGTGTATGCTGATGGCTTTGTTATTCGTCGCTTGATCATGAGGCTTTGTCCTCCAATTCGAGCATAGTGATAAGTTGCTGGCCTATCCAATGGGTGTACGCCGGGGGTATGGATTGGCACAATTCAGCTACAGTCATCCAATCGATACCAAAAGCTTTGCAGCCTACTTCGCGTTTATAATACCCTTCCCGTCGACGCGTCCGGCCATCCGCACAATCATAGGTAGTGTCGCTGGCAAACGTGCCGTAGCCCCGGACCTTTCCACCTACCACGTTGTAGAAACCTTCTGTATGTCTACAAGAGCCTGGTACAAAGAGTAGATGCGAGCATGAAAACCAGCGATGTCTTTCGATAGGCAATCCAAACATCGAACCGCACAACTGGATAGCATCCGGGAGTGAGCTGCCTACAACGTTCTCAATGATCCATGGCTGTCCAGACTTCACTAGCAATTCTCTTACTGGCTTTATCAATTTGGGCGCCGGTTCAATATTGGCATTAGGAAAATGCTGAGTACTGCTGTAAGACTGACATGGTGGTGAGGCATGGATCACATCGAATTGCGCCAGGTCTACCGTCTTCAAAAAATCCAGTGCATCGGCCTGGCGAAACGCGAAGGGATATCGTGGTTGCGGTTCAATATCGACACCAACAACTTCAAAGCCAGCTTGATAGTATCCCATTGAGCACCCGCCGGCGCCACAAAACAAATCTAGCAATCTTGGTTTTCTCATCAAAAATCCCTCGTTCTTCTTGTTGTCTATGGCTATGCTACAATTCTTCTCTGTAGTCCTTACCATTCATCGGTATAGCGATTTGCCCTATCTGCAATCTTGAACACACAGCGCCGCCCACAAAGCTAGCAAGCTCATCTAGCCTATTCGTTGATATTGCTGTAGGCAATTCTCGTTTTGTTCTCTTGTCAATAATAGCAAAGTAAATCTCTTCTTTGAACTCTGAGTACTTTGCTTTATCAATATCATCTATCACAAGCAGTGGTGTTTTTGCCGCTCTATCTACTAAATCATAGTAGTCCTCTTTGTGCGATATTCTTTGCTGGATAGCACCAAAAAAATCAGGGGCTGTTGTGAAAAGGCTGGAAATCCCATACTTAGCAAGAGCTTCGTTGCAAACCGCTGCGAGTATGTGAGTCTTGCCAGTGCCGAACGTGCCGTAAAGTGCTAGGGTCCCGTTCGGATTTGCAGCGTAGAGTAGAGCCATTTCATAGGCGTCTGGTTGTTTCTCAGCTTTGAAATTATCAAAGGTCTTTTTCGTCAAGGAAACATCCGCCCATCGACCTCCAAGCCAGCTATAGGTATGCTTTGATTGCACTGCTACCCACTCAAGATGTCTCTGCTCTCTCTCTTTGCGGTCTTTCTCCCTTTCCTGGCAAGGACACATCATACGCCGCCCATAGTGATTAATACCGTCTACATCAAAGGTGTGAGGATTTTGTACACCACATGTCGCACATTCCCAGGTAACTTCTTGTGGGTCCGTTGGCAGTGCACGAAATTTCGCTGCTAAGCTCTTAGGTAATTGAATATTTCCCATTATTTTACTCCTTTGCTGCTTTTGCAGCGGCTAATGCACGTAACTTCTCAATATTCTTCTGCTTTTGTTCTTCACTTACAAGGAACGACGGTCTTTTTTCAGTTTCTTGAGGCGATGTCTTTACTAACCTTAATCTCACTTTTCTAATCTCTTTGTGGATATTGTTTGCTACGTCGCATACATCAGCACACCCGCGCTCTTGCCAATAAGGAGACTCATTCATCAACTTATGCACTTGCTTCACTTCTTCTTCTGCATATTGCTCCGCTAATCCCTTTGCGCAAGTGCTAGCTTGAGAAAGCTTATACGTCCCTATGAGGACATGTCCCCTCCATGCATCAAACATCAGCAAACACTTTTTTGTCCCCCATTGCATTTCAGCAGGTGGCATTTCTGGTACCTTCTTGGGAACAAGCGGTTCAGTGTGCTTCTCTTTTTTCTTGGAAGAGTCCTTAGGTTTCTCTATAGGCATAAAGGACTCTTGTTCTACAGATAGAGCATTTCGTGTAGCCGTATCGCCTATAGGAAAATCTGTTTCTTTTTGAGGCAAAGATGATTGAAAAGCAGACGAGAGAGCGACGTTAGGAGCTAATGGTTCGACTTCTGAAACCTCGTTACCTATACTCTCTATCTTTAAAGAATCTTTAGTAATATCTTTATTATCTTTAGAGAGCTGTGAACGAGCCTGTGAAGCACCCTTAGAGGCGTTTTTGTGTTCATTTGCTGAACGTTGTCGTACCTTTTCGTGAACGTTATTGTTCATTTCGTGAACGTTATTGTTCATTTCGTGAACGTTATCATCTTGATATTGTTCATTTGATGAACATTTTTCAAAGTATTCGCGGTTCTCTTCCCAGATATCTGTGATAGAAATGCGATATTTTGGCTTGCCCTTCTTTGCGCCATCAGGATGGTATTCCTGAATGATCTCTGCATGGACAAGCCCGCAATCGCTAATACGTGGGAGCATTTTGCTTAAAGCGCCTATGGAGTACTTGGTCTTGGCGCTTATGTCTCTGAGGGATTGAAAGTGAAGTTTCGTATCCCAATAGATGCTTCTAAGCTTGCAATAAAGAAATAGCTCTTCATTGGTAAGATGAGCATATTTTGGGGATACGAAGATGATATTTGGTACCCGCGTAAAGTTTTTGTTATACGTGTCGTCGTGCTTACTCATGAGCACACCTTCTTCCATGTGCCCACATCTTACATAGCCATTGACTTGCTCTAGCGCAGTCGGCTATACTAAAAGTGAGCAGATTGGTTCTGGGCTTGTCTCTTGCAAGTTTCTCAGGCTGTAAAAGAGGCAAGCTAACTGCTGTAAATTGTTTAATTGTCCTTTGCCAGCTAGCAACTGGCTTTATTTTTTGTCTTCTTGCTCTGGCAGATTGTCGATGTAGTTTCTCAAATCTTCCTGCTTGACTCGGTAATTTCTGCCAACTTTTTTGGACTTCAGCTCTCCGCTTCTGCATAGTCCCCTGGCAGTGTATTCCGATATCCGCAAGATGCGCGCTACGTCTTCTGTTGTCAGCATTTCTTCCATCGCTATCATGTGCCATCTCCTTTTCTTGATCTGACAATATAATACCACGTGACAATGGACTTTTCAACACATTTCGCGTCGTTCCATAAATACCCAATATCTCGTTATTCATATAGCACACTCCTATGTGATTGTTGTACCTATAATGCTTGCTCCGTATCTTCTTTGTCTTCACCTTCAAAAGCACGATAAAACGCGCTAGGAACCTCTGTACGCTTCAATGAAGGCCAAAAGTCCTCCATAATCTTCCTAATGCGTTCACAGCGTTCGTCAGTGTGGTTCGCTATACGCACCATCGTTTTGCAATTGTCGCACCATGTGAGGTAGATAGCGCCAAATAGCAGGAATGCGTCGTAGTCATCATTGTGCATTATCATCACCTTTCATCAGTAATATATCCTCTGGTATCACATGGTGTCTTCTGAGTATCCTCGCAGCAAATACCGCCCATGCTATCGCAATTAGCAAAGGCCACAAAAGCCATGGGGACACCAGCATAGCTCCAATCCACAGCAACCATTGAAGCGTGCTCATTGCGTTCTTTCCTTGTCTGCATATTGAAACGCAAAATCATCCTTGTGCTTGCGTTGATGCGCTCTGTTGTATCGTGTGATGATAACTGTGATGACAATCCAGAACAGCACATAGAGCCCGTAAAGCAACAAAGCTTTGACGTTCTCTGGTAAGAGCGCAATAAGCATGATGAGGGCGTTGAGGGTATTGATGATCATGCGCTTTGCTCCTCTCGCGTTGCGTCATTGAAGATAATCCTATGCTGTTCTGGTGATACACGTTGTGTGTAAATGAGGCCTGTTCTTCGTATTTTTAAGAAATCGGATCTATCGAAGCTGAAGCCAGCAACAGTCCTGATGTGCTCAAGAAAGCCGTCCTTGACCAGCATTGAGTCGTACTTTGGGTAGCATCGACATTGTGGGCACTGTGCTGTTTTCTGGTGTGCAACGAGGGCTCTGTAGAGTAGCCGTGCTTTGAAATTCTCGGGGCCCTGGAGAAGGATGTAGATACTCATGCTGGCGCACCATTCCTTCCATAGTACTCCAAAGCATATTTGATAACTTCTTCTTTCTTGTGTTTGCCTATTTTGCTCATAATGCCAAAAACGTGATCATAAGTGGTTTTTAAGCTAATGCCAAGTTTTTTGCTGATGTATTCGTAGCCGTGTAACTCTGCGAGTAAGCGAAGAACTTCGTGTTCTCTCGGGGTTAGCGGTCCCTTCCTTCTCATGGTGATTCTCTCTTTCTACCGTGCTTCAACGAAAGGTCTATATATCCGCAATTATAAGGAGTGAATGTATAATTTGTCATTACGCAATTTTACGGAATATTCCGTAATTTTACGTAAAACGCGATAACTATTTTTGGACCAGTCGTACGGGGAGGCTGATCTATGGGAAAGCAGGTGTATTAAAATCGCGTAAAGTCGTTGAATCTACATTGTCACCATGTGCACGTATCGGGTAAAATTGTTTAAACAAATCGGCTTCGTTGCCATGGCTTTGCAGCGATCCGTCCCCACGAGTCCTGTAAGCGACTCTTGCGTGTTTTCCATACGTTTTAATCTTGCTGTGATTCTTTTGCATGTACCCTCCTCTTGCGTCAATGCATTGAGTCATTGTGCCGTCGCGGCACTAGGATCGTTATTATAATAGATGTGGATGCATGTTTGGAAGCGGTTTTGATTACAGTATTTTCATTTTCGCAATTTTTCATCGAAAGGGCACCGAATGGATAAGGAAGAGCTTATAGATCAACAGGAAACTGCTGAAATATTTTTATGGAAAGCGCGTTTCCTGTTTGGCCTCATTTTGCAGGACTTCATAGAATCGGTAGGCACAAGCCAAAGCAAGCTCGGGGAAAGAGCGGTAGAGCATGACAAGTATCTCAAAGCAAAGAAGTTTCGCTACCCTGATAGCACGGAGGGCTTCCCGGGGAGAACTGGCATATCGCGCCTTGTCAACGCAAGGAGACCCCCGACCTATGGGCAGATCTACATCATTTTCCATGTATTGAAACAATACTTCGATGAAATTGGAGAGGACTTCTCTGAAGATCTGCAAGATGACTTGTGGCACCTTGCTTTGTTTGGATCTCCTAGAGAAGTACGTAAGGCATACGATAAATATAAAGATCTTATCAAAGAAGATTCGCCAGAATTTATAAAAGCACGCGAGGAGCATATGAGGAAAATGGGAGAAATCTAGCGCTCCTCTGCTAAAACGGACTCAATAACATCTTTGAGATGTTTCCGTGTACATGGTTTGACAAGGTAGGCTGCTGGATTGTACGAAGCGGCCTCGTCCTTATCGTATTTTTGCGCAAATCCCGTCACAAAAATGATAGGAATGTGAGCAATTTGTGGGTCCTTCCTAATCTCTTTTGCCATCTCAAAGCCATCCATGTTGGGCATTGAAATGTCTGCCAAGACGATATCGGGATGCTTCTCTCTGATAAGCTTCAATCCTTCAATACCATCACTGGCTAAGTGCACTTCGTGTTCAGTGTTGCGTAGAGATACGTAAAATAGTCTCTGGAGATGAGGCGTGTCCTCACAAAAGATTATCCTGGCCATGATGATCTCCTTGTTCAGCTAGACGAGTCGAATACACAGGAATCAAGAACGTACTAATGCCAGGCAACGAAACTCGGTAAGACACATGTTAAGATCTGGTAAAGATTGAGGTGGGATGGTAGAGATTTGGTAACGAACATGAAAAGAGCTCTACTAGAAAACTAGTAGAGTTGTGATAGACTTTTTAAGGGCATGTCGTACGACTTGATCTTTATCCTACTACAGTGTGCCTGGCGTGCCCTTATATTTCTGGATGTTCAGGAAAATCAAAGAGATCTCGAATACGCACTCCTAGAGCTTGTGCTAGAGCTTGAATGTCTCCTGGCCCCGGCCAGCGTTCCCCCTTTTCCCACCGCCTGATTGTTCTGATGTCTACTCCAAGAATGACAGCAAGCTTCTGTTGTGTCATCTTTGGCTTCTTCTTTTTCCGAAGCTCTTTGAGGCGATATGGAAAAAGGTCTTCTAGCACAATAGGCCTTATCTGGTTTCAGCACACTATAGCAGAGACAAGGCTTGCAAAACGGACCATTTTGGCCCTATTTTATTTCCCGTTGTGATACACTTTTACACAAAGAAGTGCATCGATCTTGTATAACGCGAAAGGAGAATTATGCAAACTATTGGAACAAATGATCAAAATAACAGCGAGGTAGCACTGATACGTCAACAAATGGAAGCGGAGTATGAAGCAGCTCGGCTAGCGATGTATGGCTATGCTGAAGTCGCAAAGCACGAGATCATCACTGCTAAGTATGATCGATTAGGAGGATTGTTGGAGCGTCTGGAGGATAGCGTGGGCAAGGACAATGCTATGAAGACATTGATAGAGGTGATGGATAGGGAGCCGCAATGAGCTCCCTATTTTGCTAATGCACAACCTGCTTGAGATCGCTTTGCAATGCAGCCCAATTGATGCTATTTGGCGCAATGCCTTTGTTGTCTGTAAAGTCTTTCGATAGCACTGCATAGCTCTCATCGCAATAATGCGACCAGAAAGCCCAGCTCATCTTTTTCAATGCTCCCCACGTCACGCACGTTATGTAGTCTTTGTCGAATGCTACGCAATTCACCGCATGTCCGCCCCAGCTTCCGGGTCTCCCGTCGCCACGAAAGCCGTGCTCTGAGATATCCCATATGCTCTGATTTTGCGCTGAGAGCGGCAAGGCAAGGCCTATATAGACTCCGCCGAACAAATACACAGCGGCTTTGATCAGTGCTGTATTTCGCGGCTCTAGCGATGCGTAGGCGTAGATCTTATGGCTAGCTATGCCGTGCCGTCGCCAGTAGTTGAGCACGTCGAGTTCGACGGCCCCGTTGTCGTTTTCGCCAGTGGCAGGGTCATAGCCTGAAACAGCAGAGTAGGCTTTGATGATATCGCTATCCTTTGGAATAAACTCTGTAGATGCATTAGCAGTCCAATCCATCGCCATATGCATTGCACCCGAAATGGTGCAGCATCCCAGAGTGTCATTGCATAGCATCTTCCACTCTGGAACTTTGCTGCTCCAATCTTTTTGCGCTGGTATTGTTGGCAATGTCGAAGGGCTTAAGTAGTTCAGCAGTTGCAGTGTCCTCGCGTCGTGTCGAGGTTCCTTTTTGCCTAGTTTCATTATGGAGTCTTCCTTTTCCATGAATTTTTTGACATTTTAACACAGAATTTCATGAAAGGATTTTAATGTTTCTGGCAAACAAAAAAGCCAGGCTGGTTAGTGCCTGGCTGCTGATGGCTCACTGGGAAGCATGGTTATAGCCGAACTGGCATAGTAAGCTTGTCATTTTGCCAGAGCATGTTACAAAATGCCCTACGATCATCTTGACTCCATTGTCCATCATCGTTTCCTATGATCTCTATGCGGGGTCACTGTATCTAAACGGAAAAAACCTACGCTAAGGAGATTACTCCCAGGATTTGAGCTGAAATGATTACGCTAAGAACTTGTAGATGCCAAATCGTCCCTTTTCCCACCCTCATTTTGGCTTGTCATATATGGCATATCACCTCTACAAGCTGTATCTGTCTTGTGGGAAAAGAGAGGTTAAGAGAACACAAATTTGCTTAGCGTAGGTTTTTCCCACATCGATACCGTGATCCCTATGCGGCTCTTTGCCCACTCGTCAAACTGCTTGTCCGTAGCGTCTTTTGCATTCTGGTTAAACCATTGCTCATTCTCGCCCTGAGTACGAAAGAAGACGTTGCTCAAATCGTTCTCAGTGAGATCTTTTTTGCTTGCCTTGTCCACTCGTTGCCCCTTTCATGAACTCTTGAAAAATCTCTTGCCCTTCCGGCCCTCTCTGCCATTCATCGGCCTCTTCTTTGGTACCGTCGAACTCACCATCCATAGCACGCCTGGCATGTCTTCTAGTCCAGCGGCTCTAGCATCACGCACAAGAGCTATGATGTTCCCAGCTATGGGGCTTTTGTAGTCATCGTAAAATCCCTGTGTGGCTTTGTCGATCATGGCTTTGGGTGCCCCTGCTAGCGACAAGGCCTGTGCCAATTTCTCTGTGGTTGGTATTGTGCTACTCATCGCGTTTCCCTCTAAGTTTCTCGACTTGCTCATCAGTCATCAGAAGAGTCCCGTTGAGCACGTTGCCCTCACTCTCTGCTAAAAGCTTTGGTATCCTTTCGATATCCTCATAGCCCACACCAACACGCGCTGCAACCTCAATGCGAACATCATAGACCCCAAATTCCAAGGTTATTGGATGAGCCCTCAGAATTGCTTCTGCAGATTCTTTAGCCTGAACTGATGTGCAGATAGTGATAGCATTGACGTTTGCAGCTTCGCCAAAACCGATAACGGCTACTAGATTGGTTTTACCGCGTTGTTTGAACTCTATGCCTTCGATATTCAAAGCTTTCTCCTTAATTTCTTCTATCGTTTCTGCTAAATCGCATCTCTCTATCAATGTCTCCCATCATAACATAGATGATCGCCAGCTCATCGCGATACTCTTGTGGCAACTTCGTAGCATCGGGATATTGATGCTTTATTTTTAGCAATCTCACATAAAGATCTTCTATAAGATCGATGCATTCAATGCTTGTAAAGAGCGATGGGTCCTCTTCGTGCATCAATGCGAGCTCTTGCATGTTTGTTGTGTTGTTCATTGCTTCACCTGTGCTTTAATCGTGCGGACGATATTCATAAATTTATGACCAGTCCATGTCTTTGTTTCAGGATACATTGCTACTAATGCTTGCAATGTATCATAATCTGTTTGTTGATTTTCTGCATTTTTAGCTTTAATTTCAGCTATCTTCATAGCTTCTAACACCTTTTTCGTTTCTTCGACACTGTGCATTGTGCCCTCCTAAGCTATCTTTGTCTCTTGCTTCGCAATTTCATCGATCAACGCTAAAATCTCGTCGGTTACCTCAGTTCGTTTGATGCGCCCTTTAGAGAGAGCATCGCGTATTTGCTGTGCTCTCTTGAGAGGATCAATGGGCTTGTCTTGACTTTTTGCTGTTGGTGCTGGCATGATGTGTATCTCCTGTGTACGCGGTGGCTGGTATCTCGTGTGCTGATACCAGCCATTTTTGTTGGCTATGCCTCTTTTTTGTCTAACTCCACAATCTGCCTTTCGATACCGTGAATAACACTGTAGTACTCATCTGAAATCTCTTGCGTTGTGGCTCTATCGCACCATTCATACTGTGTCCAGATCTCAAGCTGATGCTCTCTGAGGGCTCTTGCGCAAGCCGCTAAAGCCTCACGTTTGGCATTGAACTGTGGAACTGAAAGGGTTTTCTTCTCTGGTAGCTTCATATCGAACTCGCTTTCTAGGGCTGGCAATGCTGGCCCCACTAATCACTAAAATCCGCAAATTCGCCTTACTCTCTCCAGAGACATCGATTTCGGATAAAACACATTCATATCTGAATGCCAATGGAGATATATTGTTCTGTCATTGCGCATAGTGTAGGGGCTCACATGGAAAGCACTGCCATACACAATACACATCTCTATCTCTGTTGAATCTTCAAAGACAATTCTTTGCAATCTTTGCTCTTGTGTCATTTTATGTCTCCCTATGGGCTACCCTTGTGAGCAGCCCGCTAATCACTAAAATCTAAAAAGGATGTTCCTCTGCAGAGTCTCCATTGCCTTGCTTCCAAGGCTCATGGCCCTCTACGCCGCTAGCAATGCGCTCTGACAAGCTCTTTGCCCACTCTACAGCACTTACAGTTGCCTCTTTCAAATGGTCAATGTACTCAACAGGTACCTCATGCCTTTGGAGATACGCTGGTGTGATCTCATCAGGCACCCCCGAGAGCATCGGGAATATCGTCTTCGATGCTCCCTCTTGACCGCGCTGCTCTTGCTTCTTCGATGCTCCGACGACTATTGAGTATGCCCACAATGGCAATGCCATATCACGGCCAGCTCGTCGCAGCTCGTCGTGAGCCCTGGCCAGAACCTTGTATTGGCGGCGTAGAGCATTGAGTGCATCGGCGGTTTGCGTTGACTTCACTGTGAAGACGAATGGCTTTGTGTAGTCTGGTAGTAATTGGCGAATGACCACCTGTGCATAGAGAATGGTCTCTGACTTTGTGCTGTTTCTCTTTGCTCTCCATTGGTATGCAATGCCATATTGTCCGTTGCTATTCGCGTTCGATGGAATCCCCATAGCTATCAGGAACAATGCAGGTCGCTCTATCATCCAGTGCCGCACCACTTCACCACTGCCATGGCTAATGTCGATCCATGGCATGCCTCGTTTTTGCATAGCCGCGTCAAGCTCTTTGTCTCTATCGCATGCTGTGAAGAAACCGGCATAATAGAGGTTGTCGAAGAGGAGTTCACCAGTTTCTTCGTCAATGAGGTGATTGCCATTCTCGTCGAGCTTTGGTCTCTGTGCTGGTAACCCTGTTGCATATTGAAGCAAGGGATACTCTGGCGTAGGGGTCATTGCCTCTTCACCAAGGACGATGTCCGCGCCGCCAAATGGGACGTAAATCTCAGTGCTTGTTGCTGTGACGATGTTTGTCATGATATTTGTTGCCTTTCTTGCTTGAATGATAACTTTACTGTATGATTCTTTTCGGGACCGATTGTCGAAGGTCGGTCCCTTCCATTCCCATCGGGAAGGCTTGTTTTGCCTGTCTAGCCTTCCCTCCCAAAATCTATGAGCAACGATGCTCATGAAGCCTACCAGATCCAACAAAAGCCCCACACTTACAAATCCCAGCGTCAAAAGGCGTGGGCTCTAACAACGCTAATCTCTCAGCTTCAGAGATCTCCAATGGTGCAACGCCGTTGACAGCGTTTTGCTTCAGAAAGTCCTCCCATGCTCTCTCTTCGATAGCATCGGTGCTCATGCAAGCTCTGATGATCTGTGCGTGCCTCAAGAGGAAATCCATGAGATCCATTGCTTGCACTGGGTTGAGCTGTACGACACTACCAGCATTGTCTTGAATGTTGAGAGCGCCGTTGCTCTCAGGAAACGTGATGATAAAGTTTTGCATTATACCCTCTCGACTTCCTATGACTACTTTTGAGAACTATGTACACTCAACACTACAGTGACAACTATTGCAGCTACGCCAAGTCCAAAGATCACAGGGTTTTGGACGATGAAAGACGCTACTGCATTCCACATATGACCGATGTAGATTGACATGTTATTAAGCATTGCTTTGTCCTTTCTCTTCTACAATTCTCCATATATTTGCACGTTCATCTAATGAAACATCTACATTGTTGCGATGCAGTATCGCGATGTACTTATCAATCGCGATATTAAGCATTTCTGCTTTCTCCGGTTGATTTATCAAGCAACCTTGATAGTGATTGAGTAAGTCTAATGCCAATTCAGCTTGTACGTTCATGATCTTTACCTTTCTATGATGCTATTGCTCTCGATGGGAGACCACTCCAGAATGACGCGCTCTGTTGAGCTCCATTGAGAGTGCTCCGAAGCTCAACAACCTTCGCTGGCTTTGCTTCATTGAGCGCTGCGAGCTTGGTGTACAAGCCTTCAGACATCGCTGATTGCTTGGCTTTCGCGGCTTTCTTAGCGTCAAATCTAGTGTTCTCTATCGCGATACAGTGCTCACGATGGTAGCACTTTTTGTTGCCATTCTTACCAGCTATACAGCTACAAGAGTGAGCTTTGTTCCTACGTAAAATGACTTCGTGCTCTTTACCCTGGTCATTGCGAACGATCAAAACGATATCACCTTTATGGAGTCCTTTAGGTGCATAATCCTGTTTGATGTAGTATCTACGTAACACTAGTACGTTTCTCTGCTCTTTTCTGGTAACCATCGCTTTGTCCTTTCGTTTTGACTAACTCTCTTGATCTATAGGTAGTATACAACAAGATTAAGCCAAAGTCAAGCAAAATAATGATGAATATTGACAATTCAAAAATATTCGTGTAAACTTGCTATTAGTTAGAAAATAACAAGCCAAACTATATAGAAAGGAGAGGCATGTGCTAGAAGAAAAGGAAATCTATGATATTAGAGAGCTTTTCGATAACCTGAGTATATCGATACGAGAACTCAGCAAAGAAAGCAAGATTAATGAGGTTACCTTAGCTCGTATTCGCGATGGCAAGCCCGCTTATCCTAGCACTGTGAACAAGCTGCTGGATACATTCAGCGGCTTGTATAAAAGGCCCTTCTACCTGAGAAAGGTAACAGGGGTCAATATCCTAGTGAATAGGCAAGGGAAAGCCAAGAGAAGAGATTTAGAGGAGAGTGTAGCCTAGCCCGACCTAGCGACACGTTGCTTCCGACGGCCATGAGTCGCTAGGTCTTGACCACTGTTTTGCACGTCCTTGGGAGGGTGTGCTAGCCAGTTTGCGTGTTGTAGCACGCACATAAAGGATATCACACGATGAAAGACCCGATCGTTGTTGAGTATGGCAGTCAGCGCATACTGACGACTAAGCAGATTGCAGAGTTCTATGGAACAACAGAAAAGATCATCTCGTATAACTTTAACAACAACAAGAAGCGTTATGTTCATGGGAAGCATTATTATTCTCTGGAAGGAAGGGAAAAGAATGAGTTCATAACGAACTATCTTGAAAATCACGACGGTTCAAAAAACGCTAAAACCCTTTACCTTTGGACTGAAAAAGGTGCTCTCATGCATGCCAAATCTGTCAACACTGACAAAGCTTGGCAAGTGTACGAGGAATTGGTTGATACCTACTTTCGCAAGATTGAAGAAGCTCCGAAGCAAAAGCATATTGAAGAGCAAATCTTCACAAAGGATGTCCAGAGACGCTGTATGCTCAATGAGGCACTGCTACCCAATGATTACTGGTGTGTCGTTACTGAGATGTGGCGAGAAGCTTGGACACTTGAAGCATTCCAGAAAGAGCTAAAGCCTAGCAGCTTGCCAGATGGATCATGTGGTACGAAGTGGCGAAACTACCTTACAAGCATCAATCATCCATTGCTTAGCAAGAGTAAACGAGGATACTTGCACGTTCCGAATCTCAAGAACCGCGTCAAGGTCTGGATTTACCCGATAGAGATGCTTTATGATTTTCGTCAATGGCTGCGGATAGAGTATGCTGACTATTATCAGCATGAGTACTCACCATCGCGATTGATAGGAGTTGAAGAAATCGATGCTCCGAAACGAAGACGATTGAAGTAGAATAGCAGATTGAGGGGAAACTCTCCTCTCGTTGAAGAAAGGATGCATTGTGGCAGACAACATCATCGATCTAGACCCACGTATCAAAACAGTCGCTCTAGAGCGAAAAGACACATCCACAACCTACCTCACATGCGACTACGGTGCCGCTCTCCTCATGAAGGTGCATGAAAATGGGGACGTAGAGAGCATTAGCATGCGTGGTGAGGTAATGGACAAACTTGTAAAGTCCTGGCTGGAGTATAGAGAGTCGAAACCGCTTAAAGGGCCCAGCGCTACGGAACGTGTCACCAGCCGCAAGGTATCTTGCAATAGGAGCTTTTCAATCCAGAATGCATTATTCAAGCAAGACTTCTGAGAGTATAAGTACCGACTTGCTGAATGGAAATGGAACTCGGCCCTTTTTTGGACTCCAAGTTGTCTAGATTTGCTGGCATTTTGTCCCATTTCTGGCCGGATGAGTACCGACTCCAGTGAAAGGCGGAACTTATGGCAAGTCTCTAGCCTAATTTACTTGAATTGCGTGAAACACATTCTACCTTGCGGCTCATGACAGCTTCCGTAGCGATAGGCCTAAAGAGTACTCAAGTACAGAATACAAGCGCATGATGTACAACACGAGAGTAAGTGAGGACGAGGAATGAAAAAGCTTTATCGATTTGATAACAGTTCCCGCGTGTTCTCAGCATATGCTGAGAACGAAGCAAATATTCGACAAGGGCTCACCGATTCTTATGGGGACCTTGCAGTGAAGCACGTACAAGTATTTAATACATGCAATTGCAGAAGTGATTTTAAGATGCATTGCATGCAAAGAGATGTAGTGTGTAGCTGTGATTGCCATGATATGGGGCAATGGAGAGCGTAGCATTGTTTGGGTTTGACCAGAGCGGATGCGTTAAGGGCAGTAAGGTTGCACAGCGTAAAAACAGTAATGTGCTCTGGTCTAGCCTAGTATAGCATAGAAAGGCAATAGGTTATGCAGCAATTTATGAACATAATGCACACCGTTTTTAGATGGATCGACAATACCTGGGAAGGTCTAAAATCGATCTGGGGATTTCTTTTTGTGGCGATTATTGTAGCTGTTGTTGTATTAGCGTTATTGAGTGAGGTGAAATGAGCATGATACCAAAATATCAAGCTTGGCATAAAACAGAGAAGAAGATGTATTCAGTGCTCACTTTGCATCTAGGTGAAGATGGTGGCATTGAAGTATTCGACAAATGGGTCACTGACTTCACCTCTGGCGAGAAGGAGATGGCTACGAAGTTCTACCAGTTCGATGATATTGAGCTAAGACAACGGGTAGGCAGTATTCACACCACTGGTGAGGACTTCTATGATGGTGATATCCTAGATGACGCTGGTGATATTGAGGTTGTGAGGTATGATGAGAGCAAAGCATCGTTCTTCTTGTATGACGTTTCTGAGAAGTTCAGAGAGCTAGACATAGATGAACTGGATATCCATGCAAAGATTATTGGAAATGTCTATGAGCATCCTGAGATGCTAAAGGAGAAATGGTGGGAAATATGACCAAATTTCAGAATATCTGGTATGGCTTCAATGCTTGTGCCATCGTCGCTGGCTTTGCAACAATTTTCGCTGTAGGCATACGCGATGGAGAAACATGGGGTGCCTTCATCGGTGCTATAGGCTTTGTTGTTTGCGCTGTAGGTTTTGGGAGTATTTTTATTGGAGCAATGATAGCTGAGAGGGACGAAAAGAGGGACTATGAATCCAGAATTGCGCAACGAGATCGGTAGAGCTTTGTATGAGGCCTCACGCGCCTCTGATGATCCAACATGGGACGAACTATCTAAGATGGCATTGGTCTGTACAGAGATATGGATGGATAAAGCAGAGCAGGTGGTTGACGCGTATAAGGATTGGATAGCAAAGATTGAAGGAAAGAATGAGTGAGATAACAAAAGAGCAAGGTCGCGATATTGCACGGGCCTATTTTGTTTGTGGTGGTCGCGACGTACAGCGCAACGATTTTATGGAGTCTGGCCAGCGTATCACTGATCTAGTGCTCTGTGATGAGAGCGAAGAAGACCGCAAAGATTTCTTTCGTGGCTGGGAACAAGGTTGGGAGGACAGCACGCTCTACTCAGAGCTAACGTCGCAAGAGCATCAATCTATCATTGAGTGCACACGGCTGCTAGACCGTCGTTTCCTCTCAGTAGAGCGCCAAACATTCCGTAGAGCTAGGCTTTGCTTAGGGTCCCCTGGCGAATTCGATGGGGGATACGAGACTACCTACGACTACGATAGCCCTGAAGCGGCTCTCATTGCGTTTCAGAACATCTTAGGAGAGGACAAAGAACCCGATGGATGGATACGACATCGCGACACAGGACGATATAGGATCAATGGAGACTCGGCGCTTGAATGGGTCAAAGATGACGATAAGCTAAGTCTTGAGCAGAACATCATCGAAGCTGTCAAATTCGCCAAAGGGCAAGGATTCTTCGTTGACAGCATTCAAGAGAACTCATTGCATATCGATGGCAGATTTCCTGCTCGCAGCCAGTGTTTTACAGTAGCGTCTAGTGGTGTAGTTCGATGGATCGTGTATCATTATCATGATAGAAGTGTAGTGCTCTCTGTAGAGGAAATGGAGAATATTAGTATAGGCAATGTGATAGAAAGATTGAAAGGAGGTAAGGATATATGATCTTACCATTATATATCTGCAAAGTCTGCGGACGCTTCGGAGGGCTAGGGCTCTCTTTTGCGCAAACCGTAGCAAGAGGCTATAAAGGCGAGAAATACCAAGAAGGAGATAGTAAACGCGTTGAATGCCCTGATGGACATGGTTTAATGTATGAAGTACAAGAGAATGATAGGTTAGCGATCATTGAAAATGCAATAGAAGCTGATAAAGCTATTGAAGGAGCGAAAGAATGACACCAGAACAATCAAAGCTTGTGCTCCAAATCCTCACACGTCTAGAGCCCTACTTCGCAGCCGACGACATAAGACAATGTAAGTTCTGTGGTGTTTTCGTGCGTGTCGATCCATTCAAGGGTACTGTGGTAGAACATCATGAGGGCTGCGTTGTGACGATGATACGAGCGTTGAAGAAAACAATGTCTCCAGAGTAGCATAAAACACAAAAAGGCACGCAACCAACGTGCCTTTTGCTGTTCCCCCATAGCTATAGCTTGCAAGACCCTCCTAGCCTCACGTATCGTTTATGGTGCCATAGCTACACAGAACATTAAACATCCAAATTGAACACTCCGAACACAATGAGATCAAAAGCATTCAAGATATAGACGAAAATATTGGTATTTTGTTACGGCTTTTTGGAAAATTGCGCCAAAAACGAAGAAAAGGCCTAGGAGCTACCCTAGGCCATCTAATATTTTCCTCACACACATGATTATGACGCAATTCGCTAGCCATGCTGCAATACCTAGCCAGAACACGATCCACAACCCATACCACGCACCGTACAAATAGGCGCAATGCCCATAAAGAAGTACGTGAGGCTAAAGGTTGTGATGATTGCAAAAAGGATCGTTGTAGCTATTTCCCTTACCTTTTTGACAGTTGCGTCCATTCAATAGCCTCCCCAAAGTGGACTACATCAAACTTAAAGAAATCCATCATATGATCGATAATACTGCTCACATGGCAGCTATTAAATTTTTTGCACTGACAGAGCATTATGCAATCAAATCCCTTGTCAAAGTACCATACAAGCCCGCGCATGCCAGTGTCGATATCGGCTATCCTGATAAGCCCTAGATCTTTCCCAGTATTGCCAAGGTACTTCCCAGCATAGCGATATCTGCCACCATAACGCTCTTTGAGAGCTTCACCGCGCCATTGGTCGTCCCAGGACCATGGAGTGATTCTGGTGTCCACTAAGACGACGTTAGGGCTCATCAGCAGCTCGTCAATGCGCTCTCTGGACCCTGGCGTGCTGTAACCGATGGGATAGACTATGGGGTGCCTATCATTGTTCATATTGTCACCTCCGACGCATTGCACGCCCACAATGACCACCTGCAATTGCTGCACTGAGTTGTTTCAGGTACATCGTTTACCGTTATCCTCACGATGTGATCCCCACGCTCATCTTCATAGTAGTAACCTCGTATTATTTCAGCTACAGCATCGATACCGTACTTGATCTTTGCGCAGCGCAGCCCGATGATTTTACTGTCAAATATGGCTATCACGGTGCCTTTTGCGTCATCATCCCAAGGTTCCGGGCCAGTGATGTGAGGCATAGGATCATTGTATTGAGGTGACTTTGCGAACAATTCTTTTTTTATCCATCCAATACAGTCTTTGCATGCTATGCCTTCCATTGGCAGATCTGTCCACTCATGGTACTCTTTCCAGATTTTCATAAAGTTGTGTTCAACTTTTCTATCGGTTTCTTGCCTGCATATTGTGCATCTCATTATGCCCTCCAAAGAAAATGCGGGACCCGCAATGAGCCCCGCGCTAGGCTACGAATTGAACTGCCAATCTGCATCACTAAGACCGTTGCTCCAATGCGATGCAAAATATTTCACGCCAATATTGGGGAACCATAAGATGCATTGTCCTATTGGAGAGATCTCCAATAGGACACTATCAATCTCATGAGGCCCATAGCCTGTGTCAAGCTCAAGATATTCAAGAGCTTGTTTCAACAACTCTGCTAAATGCTCGAAAAACTTTAGCAACATTTCAAATTCTCCTTTGCCTATTGGCAACTATGAACAAATATTCCAAAATCACGATAATACTGTTGTACTTCTTGTTGACTGTATTCTTTTTGCTCATGGATATGTGCATGCCATTGGTCGGAGAGATGACACCAGCATGATGCGCCTTTGCAATACGGAACGTGTTGTGAGTGATAGCCACCTAAACAAATGACGTCTGCAGTACTGCTTTGTGCTGATTGGATAGTGTTCATTTGTGTACCCTTCCATCTGATAATGAAGACCAGGCGCTACAAAGTGCAATGCCTGGTCGTTGACTGCCTATCGTCTGCCATGCTTGGCATCATCAATAACCCGAACTACAACCTCGTTTTGATACCATTCAGGCACGGATTGTACCCAATGGACAATATCACCCGATTTTGCAGCTTGTCTATATCGATCCGTTGCACGTTGGTACATTTCAAGCGCGTAGGGATCACAGTAAATGTCAGTAGGCGCTTTAGGATCACCAGTGATTTTATCGTTTGCCATGGTTTCATGCTCCTTTCGTTGAAGACGCCAGATTTCAATTTCCATTAGCCACATCAGTAGCTCCATAATCACCTCACTACTTCAAAACAAGCCATACGAGATAAAGAACATACAACACGATGCACGCTACAAGAAACACTGCGAACCATTCGAGAATTGGCATTTTCTTGTTGCCGAGCCAATGTCCTGCGAAGACACCAGCAAGAACCATTGCGCATGGCAATGCGGCCCAGGGATAGATGCTCATGCTTTTTTGCGCCCTTCGACTACCAATGAGATGCAAAGCCCCACAATGGCCGCTAGAAAGGCTGCAATAAATGGAGCAAGATAACCATGTGGAAAGCTGTATGCCGCTACCAGCCAAAAGAAACAGTAAAGCCCTATAAGAAGCCATAGCCATTTTGTTGTTTCCCGTGTGTTCATGACGATATCCTCCATACGATGTAGACTAATGCTGCAATTATTGCGGTTATCGCAATAATGAAAATTGCGTTCATGATGCCCTCCAAACTGCCATTGATTGCTCTACAGCATTGGCATATCCAACAGGGTCATTTGAGTCCTCAGAAGGCGCATAGCGGGGCATGATAGCCGATGTGGTAGTAAGACCAGCTTTGACATACAGAGGGCCTGAAATCAAAGCGTAGAAGGCTCTATAGCCCTCTTGCCAGCTATTGAAGTAGGCATAGCCGCCTTGACAGGCGTAGCCATCTATACAGCGTAGGTTGCCAAGGGATAAGCTTTGACGTGCTACGCCCCTTGTGCCATATCCTGATTCATGTTGAAACACTCCAAGCGCAAAAGCATCATCAACGTTATATTGAGCACTAAGATCATATAAAGCTTGTCCACTGCCAGCGGCGGGGCTACCAGCGTTCGCCAGTATCGTATCGATTTTTTGTGCTGATAGCGATGGCCCGCCGACGATTGATGAACCGCTAGCAGGTGCCTGGCTTGCGCTATTGCCAGTGCTACCCGATGTGAGATATTGCCAAGCATTGCCACCCTTGGTGCCAGGCCCAAACGCCGCCATGACAACCATGAGCACTATAGCGACGACGGCGATAAGCCCGATGGTAGGGCCAAAGCTTGATTTTGGTTGGATTTGTTGCATTTTTGATGGAACTCCTTGTGTAAACGGAGCTACCTCTGTGTTAATATGGAGGTAGCTCCCTGTTTCGCGATGGTGAGCTAATGATTAGCGGTGAAAGTTTTGGTCGACCCTAGCCGCTAATCTAGCGAATTAATTGAATATCATTAGGGCTTATGCGGTATCCTGTGCATACTCCTAATTTTGCATCTTCCAAAGTTTCCGCGTACTCTCTGTACTTTTTGCCTTTGTTGCGTTTCCCAACACCCTCAAAGTCCCATTGCGTTAAAGACTGCGGTACTTCTCTTTGGGTATTAGCTTTGGTAAAAATCTTCATTTCCCTCCTACAACTTTCTTCTGCTATCTAGCACTGCGATAATCGTTGCTAGAAGGCCGATAACGAACACTATTGCAACAAAAGTATCTGAAGCATCCCATTTTTTAGTATAGTATGCTGATATCATGAAAAATGCTAATATCAGCATAAATACCACACTTATGATTATCTTCATCCTCTACCTTCTACCGTGCAAGCAAATTGTTTGGTATAAACCAAAAACACACGTTGTACAATATAAACCCTATAACACATCATACTATGATGAACGCTACTGTTTTCACTGCTACCTCCTATTTCTTGACTAAGACACCATTGATACATTCGAAAATGAGTTTACAAGGATCGCAGAACACTGTGTAGAGACCACTCTTGATTTGCCTCTTGTCAGCAAATGTTTTGAGTGGTTTGTTGCATTTTGGACAATTCATCGTTACCTCCCGACAACTTTCAATTTTCCTCTAGCCGCGCTACGAGATTTTGATACATTCCTCCGAGCTGGCAATGCTTTCTTGGTTGGCTTTCTAAGCTTCACTGTCCAGACGGTGAGGCCTCCAAGGATGACGAATAACGACGACCAGATGAGGAGCATGCTAAGCTTGCCAGCGTAGGTTTGGAGTGTGAGTACCCATAGACTTCCTAGCCCTACGCCGATGGCTAGTAGCCACAGGGTGTACAGTGTTGTTTTCATTCAAGCTCCAAGTACTTTGCATCTACTTCCTTGCCGCAGGTAGTGCATTTCCACACACCTTGAGAGCGTTTAACAGAGGCTTTGGGCATTTTGCAATGCGGGCACCGCTTAACGATACGCCGCCGTAATCTCTCTGATGGATTGTTTCCCATTTTTATAATCCTTTACTGCGACTATACTTCCTCTTGCCGCAAGGGCATTCAAAGTAAACAATAGTACGTGTTTCGCTTTTCTTTGTGACTTTTTGCTTACAAGACTCACACTTCATGTTGTTTTCGTGTCTCATTTTAGATCCGCCCCTATTAGCCTTGTATGCTCTATAGCAATCTAGGCATAATTGCATGATCAATCCATGCATCTTGACAGGATACACGCGATTGACTCTACGACTACAAGACTGACATTTTATTGTGGGTTGTCCCACTGGTTGCCTCCTAACAACTATGCTTCTCAAAAGCACTATAGTATTCCCAGCACGATGGACAATATACTTTGACAAATGTAGGGTTACGACGTCTCAATGCCCTTATAAGTGGGCGTAGCCATTTCTTGATCATGTTTCCTCGACTTTCTTCAAATCTTTCAAGAGCACTCTAGCGCGGTTAATGCGCACTATGCTCTCTTCAAACTCTACCTCTGCAATGTCGCCGCTAATGCGCAAGATTTTGCATCGCCTTCCGATGAGGAAAATGCGGCGATCGCTGGTAACGATGGCTTTATCGTCGGGTTTTAACATTTTTGGTGGTTTAATGTTCCTTTCAAAGCTACAACAACTAACAATCTAAAGGTCGACAATTAAATCTTTTGGCGTTTACGGTCTCTTTAAATGCTTCAAAATCTGAGGCTGTAAGCGTTACGCGTTTGAGCACAGTGCCGTTTTGCATCTGCAGCCCCTTAGCGCTTCCGTCTTTTTGAAGACGGACTAATGTGTCAGGATATTCCCCACTGCCTTCAATAAGCGCCATATTTCTAGGGCTAATAGATAAAGCGTCGTCTAATGTGCGTGGCATTTTGTAGATCCTTTCCCGCTCTGTAGAGCGATTATTTCCCAGCTCTGTGCCAGGGATTGGCGATTGTTCTATGATGAACTAGGGCTAATCCCATCGCCTATGCTGCTCACTAGTGACTGTAGTTAAGCTTTGCCATCGTCAGTACGTTTTGCATCGGGACAAGTCTACCGAAGTAACCAGTGTGACCAACGTTGCCTTCCCTAGTGACGCTATTGAATTGTTAAAGCTTTGTGGCATTTAGCCTGCGCCGACCTACCACCGTAGCGATAGGCCGAGACCGACTAACGCCTATGCTGGTATCCTCACATACCCATTGCCACTAATGTCCTCTTTTGTGTACTTTGCACCATTCCGCTCTAAAATTGCTATGAGATCTTCAAGTGTCTGTGGATCTGTTACGATCTCTTCACGGACTTTGCCGTCTTTTGTGATGTAGGTAAGCTTGATTTTCACAATGTGTCTCCTTGATGTTTATTGCAAAAATGCTGCTACAAATATTGCTCTACGCTCATCATTCGTTAATTCAGCTTCAGAGTTGAGAAACACCCATTGATATTTACCGTTGATCTTGCGAATGACGCGGATTGGCTCTGCTTGTTCGGCGGTAGTGGTGACGGTTGCGGTGTTTTGTGTTAACATATTTGGCGTTCCTTTGTGAACTAGGAACCCTTTGGGGTTCTGATGTAAGGCCCTCGTTCGCTGTTAAGTTTTGCCGACGTTCGCAGCGATCGGGGGTTTTTCGTTTTTCTGTGACCTCATCGATCACATTTATAAGATAACACAACTTCGTTAAGTTGTCAAGTACTTAAGTAGCCAATTTGACAAGTTAATAAGAAATTGATATAATGAAGTCGTTAAGTTGTTCGTTAATGAGGGAGGGACTTATGGCCAGACTTTGTATAAAGCAGGTTGCTCAGAAGGAAAAGCTGAAGCAGCAGGACATTGCAGAAAGGGCTGGTGTGACTGTTCAATTGCTTAGTCGCTATTGGAACAACAATGTTCAGAGGGTTGACTTGGATGAGTTAGAGAAGATAGCTAAGGCGATTGGGAGTCTCACAGGTCAAGAATTGAAGACGCGGGACTTGATCATTGATAATGATGAGCCTAGTGCCGCATAGCCGAGCTTGCCAGTTCCTGCCCTGAGAAAGCGAACACTGGCAAGCTCTAAACTACATGGAGAAATTATAGCATGATGAATTTCATCTATCGATGGAAAGACCCACGTAAGCCAGATCCGATTTTATGTACAAGGTACGTTGGAATGACGAGTAATCCTAATGGACGATATCACAGCCATTTAATGTGTGATGGTAGCAATCCAGTGAAGGACGCATGGATACAAGAGCTCAAAAGATTGGGAATGGAACCTATCATGGAAATCATAGAAATTGTCTACGAGGGACGAGATGCTGCTTTTGAGAGAGAGGAATACTGGATAAATCATTATCTCGACCAGGGATGCCTGTTAACCAATTTGCGGATAAGCAAAGAAATCGCTGCCAAATCTAACCAAATAGAGAGTGGGCTTACCGATAAACCTTCATCTTTAGACAGGGGATTTGCACGTTATGCAAGATTCATACAAGAGATATACGGAATATCGCAACCTACCGCAAGAGAGTTTAAGTCAATGCTAAATCTCTATTCTAATACCGCATACGAGGCACAGTGGAACATAGGGGAAGAAGAGTGGCGTCAAGATAAACTTGCCGAGTTAGAGTTAACTGGAAAGCTAGAATTGCCGCCCGGAGAATTGCTCAATCGAGACTTGGCTGTTTTGCGGAATATGTCCAGACACAATTGATGTGGCAACAAGAAAAAAGAGAGTAGCGATAAGTGCCGCGCTACTCTCTTCAATAGCTCCTGTTTGACCAGAGGTAGACGACGTGTAGCCCTAGTATACCATCTGGACTCAGTGTCTAGACATCAATCTCCCATATCACCTGATTCCCCTCGCGAGGATTGTACACCCAATAAAACTGATGCACACTAGCAGGCACAATGTAGGCTTGCTGTCCGCTTTGCTCCATTGTTGGCGCGGTGTCACCTCCGAGTCCACTACCAGACACATCAGGGACGCCGAGCTGTATAGCAAAATTGTTGCCAGCTTTGTCTTGAAGTACAAACTGCATACCAGCTATATTCTGCTGTTGCGACGATACATTCTTGAGATGTTCGTCAAGGACAAGAAATCTATCATCAGCTTTGAGACCAGGAAAGATCTGGTCATGTTGTGGGATAGTGCTGGGATCGATAATCTTTGCTGATTTTAGCGTGACTTCCCAGGGTTGCAATGTCACTGTTTCGCCGACTTTGTAGAAATGTGGCGGTGCTACGGTCGGCGTCGGTTTTGGCGCGGGTGCTGAGTTTGCGGGCTGCTGCGACTCACCACAAGCCGCTAATAATAGTAACAATGGAAAGCATAGCAATAATCGTTTCACGTTAATTCCTCTCGTTTCGCATAAAATACACACAAAACAAAACGAGAGAGAGCAGTGAAAATAACAATGCCCTCAAATCGCAATGAGAGCCGATTCTAGCCGTTCGGAAAAAGCGAACGATAAGAATACCCGCTATTCCCCTGACTAGTTTTTCTCGGTAGACTCGAACGTTTTTAGTGCATCTGGCAAGAAGGTGTCTAGTACTTCCCTGATGAGTCGAGAAGCTGATAGCTTTTTGCCTGTAACCTTCTCATACTGGTCACAAACTTGTTGAATATCTTCCTTCTGATCACTGTAAATTTCAAAGCTATACCGCTCTGTAGCACGCTTATCAACTTCCAAAACAGCCTGTATATCTTTCTGGCTAAACACCTTTGGTTTCCTCCTAGAAGTCGAACGGTTTGTTCGTTCGGTTTTGTCATCGGTAGATTTCTTCGTTTTTATCGACTGCTTTTGATTATCGGAAATTTCTACCTGATTAATCGATGGATCTACCGATCTACTTTCTACAACGGGTTTATCGATCTCTTTGACCGATGTAGATTCTTGCTCTGATTTCTCGGTCTCATCTTTCGATGAAGATAATGCTTCGGAGGCTTCCTTGAGAATATCGATCTGTTGTATTCCTTTGCGCAGCTCGCTAGGTGATTTCTTGCCTAGCAGGTCCTTGAAGTCTTTTTTAGCCATGGTCCGGCTCCAGCTTGCTTATCACGGTATCTACAAGACTCATATACTCTTTTGCTCCAGCATGATTAGGGGTAGAAATAACGAGCGGTTTACCCTCTAAAGTGCTGTTCACAAATTGGACAGAAAGCTTTATTTCAACAGGTAAAACAAGGCTTGGATAATCCTCTTTTGTCTTATCTAAAACAGCCTTTGAAATCGTCGTATTTTGCACCATACAGGGGACAATTCCAAGAACTGAAAGAGTAGGGTTAAGACCGTTTTTTACCTCTCCAATGTCTCCCATAATTCTAGCTACACCTTCCATTGCAAGGTAGTGTGCTTGAAGTGGAATGATCACATAATCCGATGCAACTAAAGCCGATAAAGAGAGGTATCCATGCCCTGGTTGTGTATCGATAATAATATAATCATTGTCGGCTTTAAGGTCTTCTATAATCGGTCGGAGTTCTCCAATAGACCGAGCTGTCATACCAGCGGCTACTTGTTCCAATTCCTGAGTCGCTGGGATGACTGATAGACCATAGTCGGTCTGCTGAATAACATCACTGGTCTTTAAAGATATGTTGGTAAAAAGGTCAGCTATGGAGTACTTCAAATCGAACGGATTAATACCTAAGCACATGCTTCCATTTGCCTGGTCATCTAAGTCCACAAAGGTGGTTTTCTTCCCTCGTAGTTGCAATCCAGCGGCTAGATTTGTTGATGTGGTCGTTTTGCCACTACCGCCTTTTCGCAGTGCAATACAGATCACTTTTGCCATTTAGAAGGTCCTCCTAAAATTTTGATGCTTCAGTATAGCATTACTCCGAACGGAAAAAGCGAACGACAAAAAGGCAACAAAGAAGCGGCACATCAACAAGTGCCGCTTTGTTAGTCCCTCTCTATTCCCCTCTCATAGCCCTAGCTATCCTCGTATTTGCGTGCTCTAGGTCAAGTTCGTATCTTGGAAGAGGGTCGCCAGGGTATTTAACTTCTCTTGCTCCCATCTTTCTTGCCAACATAATCCCATCGTGTTTTTCACCAGTACCTAGCAGTTTGCGAACTGGCATTCCATTGTGATAAAAGTCTGCGATTGCATCGATTGTCCCCCTGATCACATGGAATCCATACTCACGTTGCTGGCTATTGCTCATGCCTGGTCGGACACCTAAGCTAATGAAGAGTGAATCTATGGGCTTTCCCGCTTCAGGGACAATCATATTCTCAGGACCAGTCACACTGTAGACGCCGGTGCCTGCAGGTGTTTGCGTGATACTAGACTTCTTTGTTTTACCCATAAGATGCTCAAGTGCTACATCGTTGAACCATATCAGCGATGAGTATCCCACTACTATTCCCTCTTGCTTCAGAACATAATAGGCTAGCGGATTTTTTCCCCATATGCCTAGTCTTGTCTCATATGAAGGCGTGCCACCTATGCCATAGATAGCAACACACATATCTACAATGCCTCTTACGTCTTCTTCAGTTTGTGCTCTGCTGAATAGTGCCGACTCTATTGAATAGAGCAATGTGAATAATTCCCGTGCTTGTGCCAATTTCTCGACCTCCTCTCGAATAAAGTAACCTTCTTTGCTCCTGCGATCTCCCGGCGGGACAACCTTCTCAAGTTTGAGGTGCCCTTTCCTGATTTGATCATAGAAAGTGGTTACTGGTATCCCTAGCCTTTTAGCAGCTTCCACGCCAGTGCAAAAGCCAGAAGACATTTTTGATCTCTTACTCATACAATAAATCCTTTGTACTTTTGGGTAACTTTGTGATATTATAACATGTTTGCTTGACATTGTGTTATTTGCATGGTATAGTACTACACGTAGACATTGTAAACATTGAAATTAGACTTAAAGTTTTCTTGTAGCGCATCCCTTGTAGCGCCAAAAACGTTGAAGGCCTCGTCCCAACCAGCAAAGCAAGACGAGGCCCCTTAACCAACCAATGGTTACCCATAGGTCTGCATTGATTATAAAGCGATGTGGGTAACCGAGTAAAGACGAAAGGAATTTCTAAAATGCAAAGTCGTAATCAAGGTTCTGGTTTAACCAGTGCCCAAGTCAATTCTTTAGTTCGCGAAGAGGACTTGGAAGAGTTGGAAAGTTTCGAGAAAAGTTTAGAGGATCTTGTCCATAAAGCACGCGAAGACGGACGCGTGTTTATGCTTCAAGAGTACACTGTTATCCTGGCGAATGTCTCTGCGAAATGCCATAAAATCCGTGGCAGATTTAAGAGAGATAACATGGCCTTCATACGCAAAGAAGGCAAGCGTTTGAAAGAAGAGGCACGCGGTCAATCTGGTGATGAATAATCACTATGAAGCTAGGGTAAAATCCTAAAAATCTTCCACAAGCCCGTGGATATCTCCTAGAATTGCGTGCGCATTCCGTGGGGGATACGCGGGCAAAACGTAGGATACAAGCAGGGATTTTACCCCATTTTTTTCTGAATTGCTCCATTTTTACCGATGTTTTTCATCGAATTAGCAGTAAATCGTAGTGTGTCCCCACGAAACGTTTTTACACCCCCACGAAAAAGTTTGGAGGTTTTTTGTGAGTCAAGAGCAGACTACGCAGCAAGAGTTTTCTCAAGAAGACAGGGATTTTTTTTGGGAAGTAGAACATCCTAGAATGAGACGGCGTATGCAAGAGGCTATCGCTCCAAAAACGGGTCCTTTAGACGGTATAAAAAACTGGTTTAACGGATGGAATGATAGGCGAAAAAGCCAGTTTAAAATTGTCTCGAATAGCAGTCAAAACCAAGAGAAAGATAACCGTTCTGCCATCGAAAAGATGCGAGATAAAGTCGCTGAATTCGATGAGGATTATAAAGGTTTAGGGGAAAGATTTCTCGGCTTCTTTATGCAAGTCGTCGGCTATATCGGTCCCTTTGTCATGGTGCTTTGGATTGGCTCCGACCTTGGCAAATACTTTGAAGGTTCCATGGGAACGATGTCAGCATATGGCCTTGCTTACACGATGGAATGTGTCATTGCAGCATGTACCATCGCAATGGGACGAGCCTGGGGTGAGATAGCAAGTGGGAAAGCCAATTGGGGCCGCATGGTTGCAATTATGGGCATATGGCTGGTGTTGAACGTCTCAAGCGCCTTTGGGCTCTACCTCGTTATCACCAGAGGTGGCAATGCATCAGGCTTCACTGAATTTGTGATGATAGCCCGTGTGACTGCGATTGCTTTGTGTGACCTCGGGTGTGCTGCTGTGCTGATGTTCAAAGGGATGTCTCTGCAAAAGCATATCGAATCTATCCGCAAAAGAGCGACGGCTATCGGTGAGTTGGCAGATGCTCAAAGGGGCATTGAAGAGGCCGACAAAAACGCTGCTTTACGAGAGCAAATGATGAAGGCTACTCTAAAGATTCAAGAAGACTTGAGTCAGAAGATCGGTGAAGCTGTCTCAATGGTGATGTCCTCCATTATGGAGAAAATGGAGAAGGCATTAAAGGACGATGACAGCGGCAAACAGGAGCGCGGTTTTGGAAGGCGTTAATGAGTTTTGAGTAAGTGAGGCATGTCATGAAAGAGGTGGATATCTTGCGTATGTTTGAAGCACGCGCTGACAACTATGCAGTGAAGGGTATTAGCCATATTCGCGGACGTGCCTACTCTCTTGCTATGGAAGGTGTTCAGTATACCAGTGCTGTGATTTTACTGAACTCATTCCAGTACTACGAATTGCGTTATCATCTGGCAAAAGTAAAGCCAGATCTCATTGTCTGCTACCAGCACAACACGGTTGTCCCTATCCCTGTACTTTCCCTGAAATCTGGTAATTTTGCCAAGAAATACGAGTTGCCAGAGGAAATTACTGATGTCGCATCTCAAAGGTTTACCAAAACCGGATCAAGAGTCTTGTTAGGAATGTACCTCTCTGGGCTGCGATATGCGCAAGATCTGATCAAGGATATGAAGCAAGCGACGACAAAAGCGCGGTATCTCCAAAAAGCGAAAGACCTTTCGCATAGGCGACGTGGGAGACCAGTGGATACACAAAAGCAAAACAAGAGTTGACATCATTCGATATAATAGCGCAATAGTTGTGTACAGCGAACACAAGAAAGCTGAAAGGAAGATTGATATCATGGCTCAAAAATCTAGCAAATCTCGCAGTGCTAGCGCTGCTGTTGAGAGCGATCTATTGACTGTATCGGAGGTAGCACAGGCACTTCGTGTAGACGATACTACAGTGCGCCGCTGGATCAAAAACGGCGTGCTCGAAGCTGTCACATTGCCTCATGCCAGAGAACGTCAGGCGTACCGCGTCAAACGAAGTACGCTGATGAAGCTCTTAGAAGAGACTGATGCAGCCTAGCAAGCAATATTGAGTAGCAGAGGAGTCCCGTCAAAGCGCGGGGCTTTTTTGTTGCGCTTTGAGATGGTGCAATAGGGGCATTATGGGTTTTAGAAGTTGAGCGAAAATTGGTGTCAAAACCTCTTGCAATTTGTAGTTACATCGAATACAATGTAGTCAAGGAGGTGAGGAAATGAAAGACAAAAGAACTTCCTTCCCTACCAGTGTTCGACTAGACGGAGAGGAGAAAGAACTCCTAAAAGCTCTCGTTGAGCACTTTGGAAAAACAAGTATTAGTAAAGTAAGTGAGAATGATGTTATTAAGCTGGCTATTAGAGAGCTAGCGGAAAGAAAAGGTGTTCAAATGGCACAAAAACTAGCACAAACACTAGAGCGGTATCTTCGTAGCAATGATTTTCGTCAAGGCGTCATCGACTCAACAAAAGCGTCATGGGGTGGGAGCTCCTACAAAGTCGAGATTTCACCGGATGGGACGTGGCAAAATCTTTGGGCTAACCAGATCGGTAACCGCTATGAGAGCGATGGTGTCATTATTGCACTACCAGCCCTCGGCTGTGAGGACATGGCAGAGTTCGCTGAGAACGGTGGAACTGAGGAAGAGTATCTCAATCTTGGTTTTGACAACGAGCGCGATGTGATTGAATCTGAGCTTAGAGATGCATTGAAAGCTAGCCCGAAAAGCTAGCATCAAAACCCAAAACCTAATACCAAATTCCCAATCGATCTTGGAAGCGTTTCGAGCATGAGTGTGTTAGAGTTTAGCAAAAGAAAGTGAGAAAGAACAATGACCAATAATATCACAACAGGGTTGCATAACCTTCAACAGTGCTCTAAAGGTGACCATAGCAAGTGTAAGCATTTTGGCGATTCGAGAGATTATTATGGTCCTCTAGCAGTTGTCAATTGGATGAAAATCAAAAAGGAGCGTGATGCTCAAGGCTGGTCTGTTGATGCGTATCTAAAAGCTTGTGCTGAGCGCGGAATAGGCACGGCGCAAGACCACGAAGAATTCCGAGATAAGTTGTACGGAATTCAGTAGTCTCCCGTCAAAATCCTAGCCTCCTGAAATATGGGGGCTTTTTTGTTGCGCTTTACATCGTATGCTATAATGTTATAATCGTTTGGAGGTTGTTTTTAGTAAATGCAGAAAGAATACAAAGATGCAACAAATAACAACACAAGCATCTTTGCAAGCAAGGAGAACTTATGTTGAGCTCTTATCATCATTTTAAGCAACCAACCGTGCCACCTTCTATGGTAAGCTACATTCATCAAAGAGTGGGGCGACGAGCTGCGTACATCGCGGGGGAGATCGGATTGCAATTAGAGATCAACAAGAGCAAAAGATTGATAGGCATTGAAGAGAGATATCGAAATGATCTTATCAAGAAAGAGCAACAAAAGAAGCAACAAGAATACAATTCCTGGCATTGAATGAATGTAAGAAAGTGAGAAGACCGCTGTTGTTATGGTCTTCTTTTTTTATTTCATAAAAGCAAAATCAACAAGAGCTTTTATGAGACATATGAGCAAAAACAGAAAAGCAAAGACAATAACGGTAACTTTCATCGCATATGCGCTAAATTTATCGAAATCAAAAGGCATCTTCTCCCTTGGCATGCTCCATTGTTTGTACACAGGTTTTGGCAAATCATCATGCCAGTTCTTCGGTGCTGGTGTTATTGGTGATTTCTGAGGTTGCTCCATTTGAGCCCACGTTGAGAGTCCGCTAATTTGAGGAATAGCGGGAAGCTGACCAGTGTCTGACCACGATGGATCAAGCTGTGAAGGCTGCTGAGGAATGTGATACGGCTCTTTAAGCATGGTAAGCCTCTTCAAAATGTGGTACCAATCCGCATATGACGATATGTCACTCCATCGATTGATATTATTTGACAAAAACAAGGCTTTGTATGCGCGTTGATTTTGCGGATTGGTACTGTTATTCTAATAGACAATACGAGCGTGGTCAAGCTATAGGCTAGCGCGTCGAACCTGCGGAGGATTTGGCGGTTCGCTAGGTGGCAATGCATTTACTGCAGCCTCAATGAATGAGCTGAGAATGTCATCAGGTGGCACGGGAAGCTTGAATGCTTGAAAGAATTTCTTTATCTCGTCCATCGCTATGGCTTTCTTTACATCGTTAGGCTTCCCGGCATATTGCTGCTCGACCATGGATACCACCGAAGAGCTCCATTTTTCGATGTAGGCTCGTTGTTGAGCTGGGATATGCTGTGCAACAATATGATAGGTGTAGACGATAAGAGCGCCAACGAGGGCAAAGATGGTTTGTGCGTTATCTGCGAGAAATTTCATGGCTTCTCTTCTCCTTCCTTCTTGTAAAAGCCTACTCTTTCAAAGATAAGCTTCCAATACATCGATGATTGCACGGTGATGAATACTAAATGCGATATGCCTATAAGCGAAAATAGACGTGCATTGATGGCACTAAACGCCTGAACCTTGTCAAGGGTATGAACAATCCACGCGCCAAAAAACGACACAACAAACATTGTTGCAATAACAATTACACCAGCATATTTTGATTTTGCTGAGAATTGAGGCAAGATAATTCCAGCTAGGCAGAAAACGATTTGAAGTACATCTATGTAAGAAATAGTAAGCATACTCACCTCCTTACTTGGGTAGTATACGTTGCAATATATCAATGATTAGCGTGCCACCTATAAGTGTCGCAGCCCACTTGATCATGGTCATGGATTGCCCTATCATTGCTAGCTGTTTTGCCATCTCAAGCTCTTTTGTAACATCATTCTCGCTTTTCTTCTTTAGTGCCTCGTCAGCGATATCGTTACGCCGAACTTGAGCCTTAAGTATCTCTTCAAGCCTTATTTGCTGCTCAACAAGCTTGTCAAGCAGCGCATCGTGTTTATCCACGCGTGGATCTTTCTCCATAGCATTAGCTCAAGTCCTCAATTGCTTGCGCTACTTTAGCCTGCAATGCTGCTAACGCAACTACAGCCGCATCAGGTTGCATTGCAGCAATTTGCTTCTGTAGATCGACGATTTGAGCTTGCAAAGCTGCGTATTGCTTGATGTACCACATGAGCTCTTGCCCTAGCCAGCCCTCGAATACTCCCATTTTCGGCGTGTATTCTAACGACTTCCATCGAAAGATTTGACGCTGGCCAGCGCCTAGCCCCGGGTTGCTCTGTTCAATGATGGATAAATGCTGTTCTGGCTCAAGTGGGACATTGGCAGGGTCCCAGTTGCCAGAGCTCAATACATGGTCACGAAAACCTAAATGAACTGGTGTTCCATCGGGCGCTTTGAGGGTAGAGCCATCGTCGCTCCATCCTTGCGGTACTGTAGACATAGGTTTATTTCCTCCTAAATAGCTCCAAAGAGCATTCCAATCAAAGTTACCTGGACATCTCGCTCTATTAATAGGATCAATAGCAAAATGACCAGTAATACCTGTCGTATCGTCTGCATCATGCATCCCTATTCCATTGCGTTGACAGATGTCCTTGATAAGCGCAAAACTCGCAGATTGTTGAGCAGGTGTCAAGGGCTCTGAGTTGTCCGTAGTGCTTTTCACATGCTCAATGGATATAGTGTATAAATTCGGGTTGCCTTGCCAATTATCGTTATTTACTACTCCATTGCCAAAAGCACCATCTTTCTCAGCTATGGTTTGAACTACAGTACCGTCCTTGCCTACAATGTAGTGCGAGCTTACAGGGTTGGTTGTTCCTTGAGTGCCTTGGAAGTAGGTAGCGATATTTTGTGCTGATGAGCCACCTGCAGTACCGTGCAATATGACAAAGCTTTTCTTTCCGCTATTAGGGAAATAGTTGTTATTAGGTATCCAAAGCGCTTTTTGATAATCGGACATAAAACCTCCTTACACTCCATCAGGGAGCGGTGATATCACTAATACCTTTGGTTCACCTCTTCCATCGTCCGGATGTACAATTTTAGAATTAATCTCAACCTTTACCCACATTTTCCAGCTACCCGGTTCATCAACATCCTCAGCTTGATATTGATAGGAAGCCGTGCCCTCTTCAGCATTGATAACCCATGGTCCAATGCACGTCTTGATATCAGTATCATCATCAACATTTTGCATGTGCATGGATACCGTAGCCCCTGAGATACCCTGAGACTCTTTTGTGTAGAAATGCAAAATCTGTACAATGAAAGGATTTGCTGTGTCATATTGACGTATTGGCGAATAATCATCAATAGGTACTACTGCCATATATCATTCTCCTCTCTCGTAAAGCGTTATGTTGCCTTCTCTAGTGTAGAGCGTTGCGTTTCCAGTACGCACATAAAGCGTGATGTTTGGCTTAAGATCCACTGGAGGTCCAATAAGATTAGCAAAGAGCGCTGAGTGTCCCGCGAAAACCACAGAGAGCATCACAGGGACAGACAACGAAGCCGATAGTGACGATATGCCTGCTAGCGTTGCGCCGAGTGCTGTGGTCAGGCCTATGGTACCTACTAGCGTGCTTTGTCCAGCCATAGCCACAGCGAGGCTTGTTGCAAGCGAGATACTACCAGCGAGAGAGCTGGAGCCATTCAAAGATGCTGCAGCAAGGGCTAGCGAGAACTCTGGAGAAGCCGATAGTGTCCCCTGGCCAGCCATCGTCACAGCAAGATTCACTGTGTCATCCGTCGAGAGCGTAGCCGACAATGATCCCTGTCCAGCGAGATTTGCAGAGAGACTCGTTGCCAACTGCGGAGTAGCAGTGAGGGTACCAACGCCGTCAAGGCTCGTAGAGAGCGACGTAAAGAGCTGTGGACTTGCCGATAGCGTACCAATACCATCAAATTCTGCTGAAAGCCCTGTAGACAGCGAGAGAGACGCTGTGATAGCTCCAACCCCGTCAAGGCTTGTTGCGAGATTTGTTGCTAGCGATAGAGCCCCATCGAGTGTTCCCGTGCCAGCCATGGTTGCCATGAGAGCTACTGTGTTGCTCGTTGAGAGTGCTGCTGTTAACGAGCTGGTACCGTCGAACTCTGCAGAGAGCGATGTACTAAGATCAAAGCTTGCTTTGAGAGCTCCTACCCCCGCTAATGTCGTCGCTAAATCGGTAGACAGCGTAGGATTCGCTGTAAGCGTGCTGAGACCATCGAATTGTGCTGATAGGGACATTGCAGCATCTAGCACAGCAGAGAGCGTTCCTTGCCCCGCTAGCGACGTTGTGAGGGCTGTAGAGAGATCTATGGTGCCGCTGAGGGAGCTAGTGCCGTCTAATGTTGCACTCCCGAGATCCATTGAAGCTGACAATGCTGGTGTGAGAGTCCCAATGCCAGCTAATGTTGTTGAGAGCGACGTAGAGAGGGCACAGGAAGCTGATAGGCTCCCCTGGCCAGCTAGTGTTGTTGATGGTAGTGCAAGATTAGCTGAGAGTGTAGGTGCTAGTGTTCCTTGCCCCGCTAGTGTCACTGAAAGCGATACAGGCTGCGGAACTTCAGAACCAACGCTGTAGAACGTAGAAGGCGATGATTGATTATTGTATTCCGTTGTGATCCATCCAGCGCTACGAACCGCATTCGATGCTCTGATCTCATCTAGCTGGCCTTTGTAGTAGTTTCCGTCAGATCTTGCACCAATTATAAAATCTGCTGCTACTTGAATAGTGGCACTTAGATTATTAAATGCTGTTGTAAGGCCTAATGATGTTCCATCTTCATAAATCTTTAGTCCACCTGGTGTACTACTGCCATCATAGGTAAAATCGTATTTATGCCAAGACCCATTATTGAGATTTGTTGCATTTGTCGTTTGCACTGCTAGTTCATTGGTTGCAGGGACATTGATCAGAATAATCGATATAAATCCAGCGGAGGCACCCGTGCTAGCTTTGTAATTCGTGATAATCGCATAGCCATTGAAATTTCCAGTACCCGACTCATGTGATAGCGGTATCTGAAGACCAGTGTTACTGGTGTCTGGCTTTGCCCAAAACGAAAATGTCCATGAATCGGTGCGTTCAAAGTTAAGCCCCGATGGACTTGATTTACTCAGCGTATCAGCTGTTCCGTCAAAGGTTAAGCCTCCTCCGATCTGTGCCGCGCCCTGAACAGGACTACTAGTCTGCGTTAATGTGTTGCCAGTAGACGTTGAGTCCGCTGCATTCGTGCCTGTAGACTCTTTTAAGTGTGCAACGAGCTTATAGTTGCTATCCCACGTTCCGTTGACATTCTCTTGAGATGTAGATATTGATGGATTGCCATAATACATATAAATAGTGGTATCAGTGGATGATGAGAGCGTTGGTATTCTGACGTGCATGACGATTTCGCCAGTAGACGCAACGTATTTTTCTATTTCATGATCAAGCTTGGTCGTTTCAGTGCTGTCAACGAAGATTATGTCAAAGCCGCTAGAATTTTGAACGTGACCACCGTTACCAACGGTCTTGAGGTTCGCGTCGGTTCTGGAAACTTCCATAGCAAAGTTGCTTTGATTAGCAGTGCTCACCTTGGTATGATCTTGAGTAATAGCTTTTTTGTATAGATATCCGGCGTTATACCATGTCATTCTTTATCACCTCCTCTCTGTGTATTTTGCTTCTATCGATATTGTTTTGTCGATAGAAGCAAATGCTGATATTGCACTAATCGTCAGAGACCACGATGTTTCCCGCAGCCATCGAAGCTACAACCCCCGAATTTATCACTTGAGACGTTATTGAGTTCCAATACAGCAAATTACCCGCTGTACTAGCATCGTATACACCAATACCTGTAATAGTGCCCCAATTAGCACTTGGCGTGGGAAAAGTCACAATGCCACTATTGCTTATTTGGCGCGGTGCTGTTCCACTAATTGCAGACCATCCACTAGATGTGGTGATAGCTACACGGGAATAGTTACCACCAGACACCTCAGTGCCACCAGTGCCGTCATCCGCCGGGTTGGCGGTGAACAAAGCTACATACACCGTCGAAGGCGCTGCGGGGAATGTTGTGCCCTTGAGCCAATTTAAAAGTTTATCCTCAAGATACGTTGATTTACCTGCCATATATCAAAATCCTTTCTGTTCTATACCGTAGGATCTACAGGTGTTACATTATCAACTACATTAGAAACATCACTTGTTGGAGTCGCATTTTGCGCGGCCTGTGATGCAACAACTTTCTCTGCAAAGCGTCGCAAGAACCGCGCAAACGCAACGACTTGCTCTCTGGTGAGCCCTAAACCTGCTGTTGCATTGAAAGCATCTTCAAAGAATTGCTCACCTCGCTCTGCTGCAATACTGTCTTGAAGTCTCTTCAGCTCATTCAATGCTTGCCTCAATTGGGCATAGTCGGCTTGCTGTATGCCTTTTGCTGTCAATGCTGCGACTATTGCTTGTATGCGGTCTTTCTCTGCTTGCATAGTGCCTCACATGATATAGCCGTAAATATACCAATCTTGTAGTACACAGTTTTGCACGTTGGCTTTGACGGTGATTTGACCACCAGCCGATAGGGGAACGGTGCAAGATCCTAGCGTGTACTGGTTCGCGACGGGTCCCGAGAAATTAGCGTACTGCCCTGGGTTCGCCGCGCCTGTGGGGTAGATGTTGACATATCCGCCGCCAGCCGTGTTGCTAAAGAGGCCAATGCCAAGTATCACGCCTTTTGCGCCCGTTGGGACTCCTGTGCTACCTCCTGTGCATGTCAATGTGGTCGTCGAGCCGTTATTGACCGTTGGGTTTGTTGTTAGGTGGTAAGGCGTTGCAAGCCAATAGGTCATACCGCCACTCTGCAGAGCGGTCTCTACCCCATTAAGGAAGCTGGCTTGGACACCCGGGCTACTCCCATCTACAAAGGGTCCGACTTGTGTGTACTGTCCCATATCGCACCTCTAAAACTTTATCGCTAGCCCATAATAAAAATACCCATTATCCGCTTTAACATTGACTTGCGTGCTATTTTCATTCCAATAGTAGATTGGGTGAGTCGGCGGGCTACCAAAGTTCCCAGCGTAGTTAAACAAGATGATATCGGGTTGCGCTCCTAAGCCATGACTTAGTGTTTGCGCCGCTCCGGTACCAGTGCTGCTGAAGCGATTGATCCTATTGAGAGTCCCTAAAGCCAACGCAAGCTTAAGCACATTCCATTGTCCACTACCAGGCGCATTGATATTTGCATCATCGATGGCGAGTAGGAATGTTTCTATGTTGTTCATTATCGTGGCTGTTAACGCACTTACGTTGTTTGTAAAAGGGCCTTGTTGGGTATATGTGGGCATTTCATACCTCTATTTCTGCTAACTTATCGTTTCGTCGAATTGCAATGTCAAAGACTCAGTGCTTGTCTTCGTATGGCTGTATAACCCTCTGGCAATGAGGATACCGCTATTGGCTGTAGAGCTAGCCGAGTTGCCGCCAAAGAAACCGACTTCTGCAATGATAGTACCAACTGCTTCAGTCGGGCCTATATAGCCATTTGCAAGAATTTCACCAGTTCCACCATTCGTATAACTCGTTATCTTTTTCCTGAATACTTCAGCAGCAAGCTTTGTATCACTTGCACTAGGCGCTGTACTCCCAGTTCCCAAAGCGATATAAGTCACCTTTGGATTATCCGCACCGGACCTGCCAGCCCTCAGTAAATTCTTACCGGTGTTCGTTACCGTTATTGCACTCATAAATCACCTCAACACATAATAAGCGTAGCAGACATAATAGTAGAAGATCCCATAATGGGACATGCGCAAACACTAGTAGTCAATACACCAGCGTCAGTAACACTACATGTAAATGGCTGTAAAATGTTCACAGATTGCGTCGTACCAACATTAATATTATTAGCTATAGCTGGTGTAGCATGCAACTTTGTATAATAATCTTCCCAAAAAATATCATAAGGCCCTAGTACAGCTTGCACTGAGTACCATATGTTATAGTTGTCTTTATTGTCACCAGCGGAAACACTCTCGATAAGGAAATTATCATTGATTTCATGCCATGGCATATTGACGGATACAAGTTGACCAGGCGCAAAATCAGACTCCATCGTATCAAAGGTGAGCTGTAATCCATCTTGCCCATAGAGTGTGAGGTTTGCTGAAGCGGTTTGCAGAGCGCTGTTAGCATCATTGAGGGAATCATTATTGATAACATCCTCTACAATGCCGCTGGTGCCATCGATAGCGGCGCGCGCCGAGACTTGCGCGGCATTTTGTGAGATAGCTGCATTGGGATATTGACCAATGTAAGTTACGCTAAGCGTATCTGTAGAGATAAGCTTTGTAGCGCCGCTTTTCTGTGTGATGTCTTTTGAGCCCTTATTCCAAAACCAGTCTTGAGAACTATCAACCCCATTGATACCCACGGTTTTGGCAACGCCGTTCACTGTGATAGTAGGCACCATTGCGAGATCATAGGTCATTGAAAAGACCGTTGTGCTGTTGTCACCTTTTCTTGTCTCGACTTGTTGTACAGTTTGCGTTACTCCTCCTAAAACTATTTGCTGACTTCTAAACTTTGGATTAGCTCTCTTGACTTTAATATTCTCCTGAAAACTCCCATCGACTATATTGCTACTAACAACCGTATTATATGGCACTACCCATAGGCGCTTGTACATATCTATCAACCAATAGTATGGAATACCAGCATTAGAAGCAGCTTGCACTATTGCGTCAAGTGCTTCAGAGACTCTACAGTAGTTAAAGGTGATTTGCGGAATGATACCGATATTTCCGCCCGGGTAGAGCGTTGGTGAAGGATAGAGGTATGGAGAGGGCGTTAATCCATCATAGATTTGACCGCGTACAACACCTTCTTGACTCAAAATATTATCGAGCAGCCATTGAGCTATGTAGCCTACGGTCTTATTAGTAAATGTGGCTGCTACTGTTCTCTTCTTGGCAAGCCATGTTTGATCATCACAAGATATCGATTGTGTAAGAGTCCCTTGCCAGCCGTCGGGGGTGTTATAGCCGTTTTCATCTTCCGAAGGAGCATGAATATAACCAGTAAAAGCCAAGCTTCCCAATTGGTCGAAGACGACGGTTTGCTGTCCATCTCGAAAATGGGTGTTGCTATCGGTTTGCGCGGTGAAACTAGCGCTTCCACCAGTTCCTATGGATTTCTGACATTGCAGTGTCCCCTGCTCAACAAAAACAGGATCACCCGAAACAAGAACAGTGAATTGCTCTGGCTGGTTTTGGATACCTGCTTGATAATGTGCCGCTATTTGGGATGCATTGAGGGCCACACCGTTGTAGATTGCCAGCTCGTCTATGAGTCCTGGGAAATAATCACCGGCATACGCCGGATTCCTTCCGATATTGAAAGCGTAGGTGCCAGCCGCCAACGTGTGATTTTGCAAACTTGAGCCTACAAGGCTATCATTGAGGTAGAGATAGGCCGTGGCGCCATCGTACACAGCGGCTAGGTAGTACCATACACCAGGGAACAATGGTATCCCATAGCCCACATCAACATTTGAGCTAGTGAAACCAAAGTTCACGAAGACGCCGCCGCCAAACTGGATTATGCCAAGCTCCACACCTTTGTTGCTTGAGCCTACATTGTCGTTTGCAAGCGGCCTAGGATAACCAGAAAAAGCCACATTGGAGAGATTAAACCAGCATTCCACGCTGATGACAGGGCTTTGTGGGACTGCTGAAGTGAGATCAATATATCCGCTGCTACCATCAAAGAGCATTGAACCGTCTGTGTAGTTTGGGATAGCACTAGCTTGTCCAAGAGTAACACCATTGTGAATCTGGCCTATATATCGATTAACAACCTCATCTCTAGCAAGGGTACCCGTGAGATCTCCGAGTCTGAAGTAATTGCTAGGATTATCCGCAAAGACGGTGGAAAGATACATAGCCATTATATATTTGCTCCTGTTATTCTTCTCGCCTCTTCGACTCTATAGGGTTCTAATGCTCTATTCATGCGCCTTCCATCAATATTGAAATCATTTGGTTGGACATTGATTACATTGGTTATGTTGATAGTTGGTGCCATTTGCGCAAGATTGACGCCGCTTGGAACGTACGGCCCGGGAATCACAGTTTCAGGACCTTTTTCGCCGAATGCATAGTTAGTACCAGTTCTTAACCCCTTGCCTATAATAGGCTCTAATATAGGACCACCTTCGGAATACCCGACATAGGCCCCGCCGTGACTCATCGCCAAAATACCGGGCACATGGAACACATCACCATACCTGCTCTTGATATAATTTATTGCAGCCGCTGCATTATCGATGGGATTTAATATATTACCATGGCCTTTGACAGCATACGCAGCAAATGTTGATGGTATCGTTTGAAACAGTCCTTGCGATGGATGACCTTGTATTGCATTAATGTCCCATAGATTTATTGCGCCTGGATTCCCACCACTTTCATGTAATGCTATTT